CACGTTCAACTGCCGGACCATCTTCTCGGTGAAGTTTGCCGTTCAGATACCATTTTTTGGTGCCATCTGCATATTCAATTGCCGGGCCATCTTCTCGGTGAGGTTTGTTGTTCAGATACCATCGTTTGGTTCCTCCGCGATCAACGTGCCAACCATTTTTCTTAGAGAAGGTTAACGACATACCCTGATCTCTGCATCTGGGTTTTCCTTGCAGGCATGCAGATAGCTTTCAACAAAGTCTACCAGGCCTTCATAGTTACCCCAACCGTTTTCAGGATTGAACTTCTTGAACCGTTCAGGGTCAGACCGCAGGGTTTCCAAGCCGGCTTCCAGCAGAGGAACCAATTGTTCAGCTTTAGTGACATTGATTTCTTCGGGCCGCCACAGAGCCTCATACATACCTGCTTCTGTAGCCATATTGTTCAGATTGTGCGTGATGTTGCGCCAGTATACTTCGGTCGGGCGAACAGCAGTCAGATAAGAGAATACTTCGGTCGGGCGAGCAGCAGTCAGATAAACATCCAGTGACATATAAAACCCTTTTTCTCAGCTTATTATTCAATATAGCAGAATGGGTAATTGTTGTCAACCGAAAAGGTAGGGTGAGGAGAATTAAATCGCCTCACCCCCATTTAGTTATCCCTTGACGCATACCACTTGTCGGAGAGTATGAACAATTTCAACCAAATCTGCTTGGGCCCGCATAACATCGTCAATGTTTTTATATGCTAGCGGCGTCTCGTCAATCACATCAGCGTCCTTACGACATTCCACGCCAGCCGTAGCCAGAGCGTGATCTTCTAGCGTAAAACGCTTCTTCGCTTCGGTACGAGACATAGAACGACCTGCACCGTGCGAACACGAGCAGAACGCTTCACGATGTCCCTTACCACAGACGATGAACGACTTTGCACCCATTGAACCAGGTATGATTCCGAGTTCGCCCTTCTGTGCAGACACTGCACCCTTACGGGTAACGAGAACATCCTGACCGAAGTGCTTCTCATGAGACACATAGTTGTGGTGACAGTTTACCGCCATCATCTCCGTAAAGAACGGCTTGTCTATAACGGACCGGAGTGCGTCTATAGCAGCAACCATCATCACTTCACGGTTTGAACGAGCAAACTTCTGTGCCCAACCAACAGCCTGCATATAGTCGTTGAAGTGATCCGTACCTTCAGGCAGATAGGACAAGTCCATATCCGGAAGGTTCACAAACCACTTACGCATATCCTGCTTGGCAAGTTCTATGAAATAAGAACCGATACGATTGCCGATTCCACGAGAACCCGAGTGCAACATGATCCAGACATAATCCTCTTCATCAAGGCAGACCTCGATGAAGTGGTTACCCGTACCTAACGATCCCAAATGATTGGGAGCCCGCACTGCGGCTTGACCTATCTTGGGATGCTTTGCTACGATCTCATCAAGCCCGGCACGATGAGCAGCAAAATGGTTGATCGCCGCATCCGAGGGAGTACCCCATGCACCACGATCATTTTTGCCGCCGTTATCCGTACGACCGTGAGGAACACGATCTTCTATTGCCGTACGAAGACCAAAGAGATTATCAGGAAGATCCGAAGCCCGGAGATTGGTACGATGAGCCATCATACCACAACCGATGTCCACACCAACCGCAGCCGGTATGATCGCACCCTTCGTAGGTATCACCGACCCAACCGTAGCGCCCATTCCCCAGTGAACATCAGGCATGATAGCCACATGCTTGTGAATGAAGGGCATCTGTGCGATGTTATCAAGTTGGGCCCGCGCCTGATCTTCTACCGACACGCCATCTATCCAAGCCTTGATAAGACCCCCGTTCTTTCCTTCAAATACTTGCATCTATCTTCTCTCTTGTTCAATCTCTATTATTCAATATATCAGAATGGGTAACCAATGTCAACCGTTTTAATAAAAAAAAATGCCCGACGAATCAGGCACTTTTCTTATCCTGTCGGTACAGTTTACTTCTTCGCCTGATTGACGAAATCATACATCTTCTGTGCAGTCTCAAGGACCTTTTCAAGTCCGGGAAACTCTGGCATAGAGACAGTAGTCACGATTTGACCTGTCTTCTCATCCTTTGACACAGTCCGTTCCCAGCCCATAAACTTAGCTGAGTATTCAGACTGGACTAGGTCCTTAGCCATTCCAAGGATATCAGACCTGATCTCATATCCATTCTTATTCGCCTTAAACTCGGGCAATCCCGGAATCTTATCGTTAGACATTTCTTGATCCTTATACCATGATAGATGCGACAGAATACAACAGCCATAGGCACATTGCACTTAACAACGTATTTCCTGCTCGGCTAGCGAGACTGGTAATATTATGATTAGTCATTTTACTTCTCCTTCTTGTTCGGGGTCCAAGACTTCACTTCATCTTGTAAAGCCTTCATGGCATCGGCGTAGAATGCCTTATCTGACAGTGTGCTGGCAAGCTGTGAACTTGCGGCAAATGCAGCTTCTACTGCCTTTTTGGTATACTCAGTCTGAGTATCTACAAATTTATTTAGGGTTTTAGCGAGACCGTCGTGTTTAACGAAAGTATCAATCGCTGTTTTCTTTGCCGATTGAACGGTATCAACGGCTGTCTTAGTCAATAGTTCTAACATCTTTTTCTCCTATGTGTGTGTGTACAGATTACTCTGTGAGTCTATTTATACTTAACTACAGAATCTAAATATTCTCCTAGATTTCCGAATAGAGTCATCATCATTGCGATACGATGATCGTATATCCTGATGAATGGTATCTTATCTTTTACCCCTATAAAATAAGGACAATCTAACTTCTTGCTGATTTGTTTTATATATTGGTCCCATAACTTTACTCTGTTATTTCCTTTTTCTAGATCAATCGGAAATTCATAGTATTCTATCTTTGCATGTGAGAGTGCTTTATGTCCAGTCTCAGTAAGTCTCAAGCCAAAACCACTGCGACCAGTCATCCACCATTGAAAAATTACCTTATCCGCAGCGAGATTTTGCCATGGATTATCAGGATTATCCTTTAACTCAAGAAGAATCTTCTCGGTGATCTCTTTTTTAGTCTTGTAAGTCATCAGGGTAAACGGTGCTACCACTATTCATGAAAACCACTGTAAACTGGTCGGACTTGAACTGTGCATTCAATTTACGACAGAGGTTTCTAGCATGGCCGGGATTAGAGAAACTAGTTTTCTTGTATTTAGGTGCAGCATCATTTATAAGATAATGCGACGATTTAAGATTGATAGGCTGACCGTCAAAGAATACAGCCCAGATTCCTGATGCTTCTACAATCTGGTCGCACTTGTATGTCTTCTTGTCTACATGTTCAAGTAAGACATTGGGCTGATTTCTACTCATTTAAACGATCCGCCTTTAACCTGTATATCTATCACTTCTTCTTTTTTAGTCTGGTCAGCACTAAATGCATAAAGATCCGATAATAATTTAGTGATATCGTCTCGTAATCCCCGAGCATCGGTGATAGGCAAAACCACATCCTTAGACTGTCTGGACTCAACAATAGACATCTTGTCCACGAATCTTTTTATGTGCATAAATTGCATGACTAGATATTTATACTATTTGCTTCGGCTTCTGTTTTAAAAGGACCTTGATAAGGATAACGCTGAATGAAGATATATTTAGGACAGAACGACACATGATTGATGCCATTGTGTTCTATAACGAACCAACCAGCAGCATGTTGGCACTTACTCTTCCTAGTCTTAGTGAACAGATGCAAGCCACGCTTGATATCAAACAATGAGTTGTAAGTCTTTGAAGTCGTGGGATACTCAGGATACGGAAGGGCGGCCTTAGTCTTGTTAGACTTGATTGGCTCAAAACGAATATGAGTCTTCTTCTTTAGATCAGTCGTATTGTCAAATTGAAGGAAATTACCGTTTAGCCTGACTCCATAACCAGAGTTGTTAGCTTCAATATTTCCAATCTTCCTATCACCATCTGTCACGATCCAAAATTGATCTTTGACGATTGGCTTTGCTACGAGTTCAGTCATTCGTGTTCCTTTGTTAACATTTTAAATAGGTCTTTCTTATTCTTGGGCGACCAGTTCTTTGCATCAGGTCCACAGTCACTGCTAGAATAGCCTCGTTCAATGGAGCAATGAGGCATTGTAGCCGGAACTCTAAAATGCCCGATTACTGGATCAACGATTTCATGTGCCGGCTCCAAAGCTTTGGCGCACTTATAATGAAATTCATTCGGAGCACTCCAATTAAAGAGGTAACTTCCATATTTAGCAAAAGCAGAAATGCGAGAATGAATGCAGCTTTTGCAAGTAAGAACAGTATCACTCATCTTATTTTCACTCTCACTTTCGGATCCAAAGTTATATTTGCGAAGTTCTGTTTAAAGTTAGCCCAGACATCCTTTGAGTTCTTGTAGTCTGATACTAAAGACAGCAGTTCAGGCTTGAATCTCTTGATGATGTCACGTTGAATCAACCCACTAACACTGTTTTTAGTGATATCTTCTACTGACAATCTATTGATTGTTTGTGGGATGCGAATGTCAGCGAACGGGCTGAATGTCATGTTGTTGTCAACGTGCCACATCTGCCAATCACCAAAAACAGTATCACACAGATAGTCTTTCAACGCCTGATCATTCTCAAATACGAGCATAGAATCTTTATACTGTTCTACTATGTTAGGCCGATGCAAGAAATGATATAGATAATCTGTCTCAGAACAGAGTTCTTGTATCTTCTTGCCTTGATAATTAGCGAGTGCATTTATAGCTGCACCGTCCCGATATTGAATGACCTCAGCATAATATCCAGTGAGATACCAGGTAGGTTCATTGAAGACACTCATCATGCTATATCCCCAGTAGTCTTGAGAAATCTTATCTAGTAGATCAGATTCATACTCACGGATTACACCCAGGTATTCACGGAAAAGCTTATCATTATCCTTAGGAACGTATGCGTGTAGAGTGTAATCTTTTGTAACACTATCTAACACTGCCCAAGATGTCGTAGAATCAAGTCCAGCAGAACATAGGACATTCATCTCATCAATCGTATTATACTTTAGAAAATTAACTATATTTTCTAACAGTATATCACCGATGATTATTGCCGCTTGTTCTAAGGTAATAGGTGTTTGATCTTTAATAGTGAGGCGGAACTCACGAGCATCATATGCATCGTCTCCCGACTTTATATTCGTCTTATTTCCGTCTTTTTCATATAGCGGAAACCCTCTAAGAGGAGGATGCATTATATCATAGTTATCACCATCAAGCACAATGACACACCATTTGCCTGCAGGACGATAGCCATGAGAAACTATAGCAGCAATATCATCTGAAAGATTAATATCAGTGCTATATCCCTTATACCATACCATCTCACATGAGATCACAGTAGAGGACCAGCCATCATCCAGATAAAGCCTATCGTGGACTTTGTTCAGTGCCTTGAGTGGGGATTCATTTCCTACAAAGAAAAACATGTTAGTCCTCTACCACCCTTAGGACACTCCCAATGGACGGAGAAGACCACCGCCAGGACAATCTTGGGTCGGAATATCGTTCCGCAGATAGTATTTTAAACAGGAATTCTTTTTCTTCTTGCTTGGTCATTACTGCAAGATCATTGGCCCCGCGATTTTTGATGTATTGAAAGGAACCGTCCTTATTTTTACAAACCGCCTTACTGGCTTTCCAAAGTTCCTTCATGGAAAGCCTCTTATCATAAGATTTCCAAATAGTTCCCCCGTTCCCGTCAGGGTGTTCTGCCCAGTGCGGCCCCCAAAAGTTTTCATAATTCATATCACTCATTGATCAATGCTCCTGTATAAGGATTGTTGAGCCACTTCGCATATGTCTCAGCTTGTTCGGAAATCTTAGTGAGTTCATACTTACCGCAGAACTTCATCAGATGAATACCTACTTGCGGAGTGGTCACAGTGCGAACATCACTACGAATGACCTCATCTACCTTATCCTTGATATCTTGTGGCTGTGCAGTGAGATCAATGAGAGAACGATTACGCTCATAGTCATCCTTCACGCGATGTTCAATACCGTCATGATCAGTCCAGCGTTGCAACATCATGTTGTTCCAGTTGAAACCCTGCTTGTTGCGATCTTCATATGCATCACGGATTCCGACAGAATTCTTAGTACCCTTCTCACGAACACCTGGATATGCAGAGAACACATTGTCACTAGAATCGCCCCGGATGATCTTCTTGAACAGGAGATACTCAGGATCCTCAAGTAGCTTGGGTTCCTTAGTCTTCTTGTCTTTCACAAGACGATCACGATCATCGTAATAGCCATCCAACTTGATCACTTGATTAGTCATGCCGTTATATTGATGCACATTCTCTGTGATCAATTGCAAGAAGTCAGTGTCATTGGAGATAATGAAGTGTTCATCATCAGGATGTAGATGAATAAATCGTGCGATGATGTCATCTGCTTCTGCATTAGGATGACGCAGGACGCTAACATTCGTCTTGTCACGCAGATATGTAGTGAAGTGATCATAAGTCTCCCAGAACATCTGGTTCTCTTCAACTTCAGCCTCAGTAGGATTTACTGCGACACGATTAGCCTTATACGGCTTGTAGAATTCCTTACGCCAAGAACGACCCTCAAGACAGAAGACGACATGATCAATGCCAAACTTACGCACGACCTGATTGACAGACGAGAGCGTGAGGTGCATAGCCATGCCAATCTTTTCCCAGGTATCAGTGTTGCGAGAGGCAACATGCCTAGCGCGGAAGAAAGTGTTAGCAGTGTCTATGAGTGCGTATTTCATCGGATGCTTTCTCTATTTATACGTATATTATAGCTGGTATTAGAGAGGTTGTCAAGCCTTATCCGAACGTAAAAAGTTGGGTGAAGGGAGTCGCATTCAAGTGATTATTTTTAATTTTAGGAACTGTTGCTCTATCTAACATTTCAATAGAGATATTATTTTCATATTTTGTAGTAGCTAATTCTTCAAAAGAATTGACTTCCCAATTCCACCACTTATTATTTCGCTTAGGGCCCCCATCAAAAGTGAAGGGTATCTCCACTACTTTTAGATTTTTATATTCATGATATGGAATAACAAAGTAATAGAATTTTTTAGAAAACTGCTCATATATATGAACGCAAAGTGTTCCATCTTTTCCAGTGATACCTCTTATCTGGGCATCCACTTGACCTCTATGGTATTGAGTAGTGGCCATCTTACATTCAGAGCCGTCACTAAGATCATATCTATTTTCATTCACTATGGTACAATCGGCAACCGTAGCTATAGCCTGTTCAAATGCCGTGCTAACTTGGATAATCCCTAATTTTAGTAGGTGATCAATCGTTTTATCGCACCTATCAGTAAATGCGGGCAAAAACTTTCTAAAATTGTTGAAATGTGCGGATTCGTTTTCAATCGCCTGAGGTTTAGTTGCCATCTTTTTCCTAATGATAGATTTCAATTATTTACAATATACACACTTATTGCACGGTTGTCAAGACTTAACTTACCTCTGTAAATCCGTCACCTATATCACGCTGACTAATTATTCGTAATTCGGATTCTCGCTTTTCAGGATCAGCAATCTCTTGCTCATATACTTCCATTGCGATGTTGCGACAGACATTTTGAAACCAACGGTCAATAATCTGGGAATCAGTATCCTTGACAGAGAACTTGTATCCCTGCTTGACCAGATTAATGAGAAACTTATCATTCCAGTCTAACTCAAATGATCCATTGTTAATGTCATTGGGATCAAGGTCCACGCTCAGAATAGCGACATACGGTTCTCCTGCTAGTGTTGCTTTTTCCTTAGCGGTCAGTTCCGGTTTCGGTTTCGGTCTAGGCTTTTTAGGTGCACGAGGCTTCTTTGGTGCAGGTGCCGGCTCGGGTTCTGGGGGAGGCGGGGGAGGACTGATCCAGTCTTTGATTGCTTTAAACATTGATTTCCTTCTTAATAGTAGTATATATCGTTCTGCTAACCAATCCAGTATAATCTTCGTCATCATCTTCATCGGGAAGTATCACATAAACTTCTCCCTCAATCCAGCTAGGTGGAAGACGATTGGTCCAGCGATGTAGAGCAGCCTTGCCCTTATTGTAGTAGTTACGATAGTTAGCAACTGGGTCCTGTGATGCTAGAATGTAATCATCGTCCATGCAAGACGGCATCTTAGTCATGACATTGCTGAATGGAATCTTATTCGGACGCACTGACAGAATGGTTTCTAGCTTCTGAATAGATAGATGCATCCTGCCATAGCGATGAGTATACTCGCGGCCCAGTGCCATCATGTGATCATATAGCCAATCATAGTTGGCAGAGTTTTCTCTAGCCCATACTGCTGAAGGATGATTTGCATGAGTGCTTTTGTAAATCACACCCTCGCGACTATCTGCTAGCACATACCGCTTCGTCTTGCGACCCTTTGCATTCGCCACAACCTTAACTTCACCATCAAGAATACGATGTGCAGTTGACAACAACTGAGCCGACTCCAGAATCATCTTGACAACATGCTTGTCAACCATTGACTGTGCAGCAATATTTGCGTCCGTGTCTACATAGAAAATATTCATTGGCCGTCATTCTTGAAAGGCTTAATCAGGACAAGTAAAATGACTACGATCAGCAATGCGGACAATGTCCAAAAAACTTTAATGTTGTCTATATCTTGCATTTTTAGTTCCTCAATAGTTTCTGATAAATAAGAGTAGATAATAGGGTCACAATGGATATTCGTAGCATTCTTAATATAATAAATGAGAACTCACAGGAAGTCAAGGCAGAAACTCCGTTTTCGGATAACTTTGTGGTCATGTCTCTTGATCAATTTTTGCAAAGCGAAGGCGTTGCACCTGAGGAAGAAGTTGACGAAGCAAAACTAGATGCACCACATCGCACTATGTCAAAAGACGAGATGAACAAGTATTTGGATCGTATCAAGGGTACTCCGCTGCTTGATCCAGAGACAGGCCAAACAAAGAAGACTCCCCGTGGCACTGAAAAATACGTATCAGGAAAAACTAAACAGGATAAATTCAAGATTCCTTATGTTCATAGGAGCAATATTCCTATCGTCAATGATGACGGACAGAAATATGATCTTGATAAACTCCGTAACTCTATAACAACTCGGCCCCCCAAGATTTTAAAACAAAATGAGAAGATGCAGCACAGTGACGGCACTGCTAGTGCATTCTACAATGTAGGATTGCCTGCACTAAAGGGCCTAGCAGTAAATGAAGAGACCGGGGACTTCATCATCGTTGATACTTGCCCGGGGGCAGGAGCATGTCAGACTTATTGCTATGCGATGAAGGGAGGGTATGTTCAATGGAAAGGTGTCAGCCTTAGTCAGACCCGTCTACTAAACTTCTTGTATAATGATCCACAAGGATTCATGGACATGTTGGGTGCAGAGATTCAGGAAAACTCTCACAAGCTAGAGAAGATAGATAAGAGAAAGGGAACCGAGACTACTCTTATCATTCGTTGGCACGATGCCGGAGACTTCTTCTCTCCGCAGTATCTTGAGTATGCATACAATCTAGCCCGTAAATATCCTAATGTAGACTTCTATGCTTACACTAAGCTGGCCAGTGTCGCACAAGGTGCTGCTCCTGGAAACTTCAAGATGAACTATTCAATGGGTGCCAAGCCTAATCAAGAGAAACAGATTGATTTCACTAAGACAAAAAACAGCCGGGTCGTTCCCGAAGAACTATTCAATGACCTGATCGCAAAAGACGGAATAAAGGTCAAGAAGGATGCTAAGGGCAGGACGCATTTTGCTTCACACAAGAATCTAGAGACATTCAAACATCGTCTAGCAGCTAAGTATAGCATTAAACCTAGTTCAATCTGGACTTATGACGAGATGATGCGTCATCCGGCCCCTAAAGAGAAACCAGATGTAAGTAAGATGCACAATGTCATCGTTATGCCTGGCGAAGGTGATGATGGTGCTAATCGCAATGACATTCTAAATAGCTTCTTGCTAATACATTGATATAAACTACGGTAGCTTGAGTAAATCTTCTATAGAGTAGAGATTTTTCATGTAGGGAGATATGTCTTCTAGAACACTATGAGCTATATCCCCTTTTCTACGGGGACCGATCTCATGAACAATCGCGGTATCAGCATCCTGATACAGTGCTTCTTCATTCACTTCTAAAAACTTGTCAAAGATTTCTCTAACAGTATATCCTACACCGTGACCTAAGCACTCAATCTTATTGGCTGGCTTTTCAATTGCTATTCTGATAGCTTCGCAGATTTCATCTACATGAACATAGTCACGCACACATGTGCCATCCGGAGTATCGTAGTCGTTTCCGAATATAGTAAACTTCCTAGTTACTGCCGACATCAAGAGATTATACATCAATCCGTCAGGGTTCGTAGGTTTGTATCCCGATGACCCGATCACATTGTAGAACCGAAAGATGGTATACGGAGTTGTCGTGTGCTGGGTGCAATATTCTCTAACGACATCTTCTGCGGCTCGCTTGCTAACGCCATACACACTTTCGCATGCCGAAGCCGCACCGGTAGACGCGAGGATAAAGTTGTCACACTTTACCTTGTTCAGCACATTCATCGTTCCATTAATATTCGTGATATAATACATGACCGGAATCTTCTCGCTCTCGCCAACATTTACTAATGCAGCCAGATGCACAACTGCATCATACTCTTCCTCAATGATCATCGGACGATTGATGTCAGTCTTAAAGAATTTCTTTATCGGATGCTGTGGATCCTTGATATCAAGTCCATGAACTTCATACTCATTCTCAAGCATCTTGCAGAGATGAGAGCCGATATATCCTGAACATCCAGTGATCAATACTTTTTTCATTCTATAGCCCTTCAAATAACCCGGTGCCCACTACATCTTCGTCTGGAACAAACTTAGGATCCTTAGACAAATATGTATCATTGTCAGTGTATCTCACATTAATAAATTTGTGTCTATTTGATAACACACTCTCAACGTCTTCCCTCGCTAGGTGATTACGATCTAGGTCCTTGATGTAATCCCGATATCGTATCGTATCATGTGTATTGATCTTCGCAGCGTTATTGTTGCTACGCTTTCCTACGAAGTCATCAATGAATCTAATCCAACCTTCAGCAGTATCGCTATCTAGGTTCTTAACATATTCCAATGCTTCTGGTAGCTGATTCGTTTGATATGCTGCCTTGATCGCCTCAGACACCTCTTTCGTGCTGACCTTATAGTAGTATTTGCTATCAAAGTTGTCAGACCAATCTTGCGTATCTAATACTATGCACGGCATATGACCGAGACACTCTAGGAAAGCGAACGGATAGTTCTCTCGTAAGCTAGGCATAAAAAATACCTTGCAACCCTTGATGAAATCTACTTTCTCTTCACCGACAATTCCTGCTCTGATCTCGTAATCTGTGATTCCGGCATCTTTAAATGCCTTTTCAAACTTCTTTGCACCGTTAGAGTTAGTCATCACTTTACAGGGCAATCCGCATTCTGTCATCGCTTTGATATATGCTTCTGGATTCTTACCTGATTCCCATCTTCCGATGAATAGAACACCCTTCTTATTCCCATCAGATGGTTCAAGCAGACCACGCTCACTCATAGGCATACGAAGCAAAACACAGTTAGCCGCACCGAATTTGGTTAGCTCGTCAATATTCTTTTGACTCTGCGTTCCGATGATGATGTCATTGAATTCCATATGCTTGTTGTAAAAGTTATGATAGCTGTCGAGGAATACGTCGCTACCTTGGGTGTCTCTAAAGATCATGCTATGCAGATGAGTGTAAAACATCACTGGAATATACTTGTTGATAGTCATTGCATAGGCAGCAGTCATTGCTTCTTGGGTATTACAAACTACCATATCATAGATGTTATACTCAAACGCTTTTAGTAACGACTTCCTAAAGTTAATGATCTTCTCAAAGTTTATTGTATCGGAGAAAGCAAATGTCGCAGTGTGGTCAGTATATCGCAAAGTATCGTTAGGATATATGATATTTGCTCCCATGTCCTTGATCAAATCACTGAAGGTATTCGTAGGTGCCTTATCTAGGATGATATCCACTTTCCAACCGATACGCTTGCACATCTCAGTAAAGCCTTTAGCGAATTGCCCAATACCCCCGTGAGGGATAAAGTGCTGATCACTGATCAGAAATGCAATTCGCTTATGGTAGTTACTCATGGCTTTATCGCGGATACTAGCAGATGCCATCCCATATATCGCTTCACTGCTTCACGCATCTCGTCAGACATAGCTGCAAACCAAGGTTCTAATTCAAAGATGTTCTGCTTATATTTAGGAACATCATACATGAAACAATGTGCTTGCTTGATCTCAGTTATGTTGAATTTTCCTGCTAGAAGATTCTCAACTTCTTCTGTAGAATACGCATTTGCGTAGGGGCAACCCGACTGTGCTTCAAATTGATCTAGGCCTGATTGAATCATAGAATATTTCCAGCTATTCTTGGCATAGACCATGAACTTTAGTTCACCTGAAGACTTTAGAGAATGACGGATATTATCTAGAGTCTGATCAATATTAGGATAATGATGGATCACACCAAAGCTATAGATCAGATCAAACTGTCCTAAATCAGAGAGGTCCTCGTCCCCGCTTCGCAAATGGAATTGTCCATCAAGACCATAAACTTCAAATCGCTTCTTAGCGAGATTCAAACTCTCTTGGCTGATGTCAATGCCGACATACTCAGCACCTGCCTTAGCAAACTCAACTGCATCAGCACCAATGCCGCAGCCTACTTCAAGGACACGCTTGCCCTTGTGTAGCTCAAACTGTGCGAAATCTTTGATATGTGATTCTGCTGTATACCGTTTAGTAGCACCCTCTTCAAAGTATTGAAGTGTCCCGATTTCGCTCTTACTGTGATTGATGTTACAGGGTTGCCGATCCCAGTAATCAACAATCTGCTGTTTAACTTCTTGGTTATTCATTATACTCTTTCATTTAATCTTAGGTAGCCCATTCATTCTTGAAGATTTTCATGATTAATGACCCCATTCTACTATTAGATTGTATCCTGCATCTTTGATCTTGTTTTCATATAACATAGTCTTTTCGTATAAATCTTTCATTGGTAGTTTCACGACAGGATGAATCATGTCAGGATCAAATGTTTTCGGGCATCCGTGCCAAAATCTACCATGATACAGATATACCGTATTAGTTGACTGGTCGAATCCGTCTACCTTATACTGTATATCCGTTAGCCACACTTGTCTATCCTTAATGTTTAGATCATCTAACCATTTTGTTTCTGCTTTACTAACAAAACTACCAGTTGATTGACTTGCCCAAGCTGCGATTTGTGCTGCCTTTAGGCGTTCCATATTATCTTCTTTGTAACATTCTGGACATTGCCCTGTCTTATTTGCTGCGATAGAACTATAATATATGTCATGTTTGGTGCATTTAATATTTGCTAGGCGCTTATATCTACTAGAAGTATCAATATAGCATTCAGTAACATCAATGTCAGTACGGTCTGTCAAAGCTCTGTCTTTAAGTTCGTCAAGAGTGTTGGTTCTTTTCCCCCACATCTTGCCACTTTCATAGTATCCTGCACGGCAACAATGTTTAAACTTTAGAATCTGCCAGGGCAAAGAAGATTGAGTACCGTGTTTACATCTATACTCAATCTTCGTATCAGTATTAACATATTCTGCTAATATCTCGATCCTTAAATCAGGGTTTATTTTGCTTACAAACTGTTCTGTTGTTTTCTTGTTAATAGGATTCGTCATATTTCCCCACGCATTATTAAATATTCTATAACTATTTAGTAATGCGTGTGTCATTTAATATACGACTATTTAAGTACCCCACTCATTTTTCCAAAGAACAACTTGTAACCGGTCCGAATACCTGACACCGTGCTTCATCGCAGCTAACGCGACATTCTTGTTGTTTAGTGCATATACGCTCTCAATGCCACCAACTGGCATCAGATATACATGACCTTCAAACCCAGCATCACGATAAATCTTTACAGTGTTCAGTGCTTCGGTGATGTCATCTTCTGTCGCAACGACAAACTTGAGATACGCGGTGCCCACATCTTCGTAACTGCGAACGAAATCAGGCTTGATAGCATCTTCGCGAGACTCGCCCGAACAACTCAACTTAGCACTGACGGAGAAAGTTATTTCTCTATGATTACCAGCAAGACTTGCTTCAAAAAGCCATTCACTAAGATAGTTCGCAAAATCACCCGAGAGTGACTGAGTGCCGTTAGTCTCAAATGTGATCTCTTTGAGACCCTTCATTTTAGGATGGCTCAATAGTTCAGGGTATGCCCGTTGCCAACCAAGAAGAGGTTCTCCGCCCGTGATGACAAGATGTTCATCGCGCCACTCTCCGAACGGCAGCAATTCCATAATTTTATCAACGATGGAATCAATATCCATCATAGGAGACAGGTGCTTGAAACGAACATCCCACGAGGCGTAGGAGTCGCAACCAGTGCTAGCTAGTGGGAGATCCTTATATTCCTTATAAGGGGTGTTTCCATTCATGAACGCAATAGTATCACGCTCGCCTGAAATCTCTCCCTTAGCCATACCGAACCCACCGCAAGTGAGATTACAACCGAATGTCCTCAAGAACACGGAGGGTACACCTTGATATTTACCTTCTCCTTGAATAGAATAGAATAGTTCACTAACTTTGATTTGCGTCATAATCCATGTCCTTTAGGTATCTCAATAGTTCTTTATCAGTTGGTTGAACAGAATAGTTCTGATTGAAGAAAATCTCATAACTATCGCTGCCATACTTTCCTATACCATATAACAACTTAGCATCAATCTTGTCCCAAGTCAAGTAGTCACGGCTCATACCTAACAATCTTTTTACCCTGATATTTGTCATACCTAACGGTGTTACGATTGACTTGATATCATCTTCGTTTGCTGCTAGAAGTTTTTCAGCAGTATCCCACTTTTGCAAAAATTTAGGTAGAACTTGCTTGACTTGCTTCCTAGATGTTTGATTCAGCATGATCACACCGACCATGTGTTGCCAAGAACCATCTATTTGCTGTTGAACCATAAGGTCATCACTCATCACAGTGATCATTCGTTCAACAGGCTCACGAGATTGACACCTTTAGCCTTGAGCAAGCTTTCACCAGGCAAGAAAGTAAGATTGACTAACACAGCTAATGTAATAAGATTATACGGTATGCCCAAAGATTCATGCAATAGCTCACACATTGCTACTGCTGTACCGCCGGTCGCTAACACATCGTCAATTATCATGACCGAACCGTATTTTTGTTTTACTTCCCCGATTTCCATAGTATCAGTGCCATATTCTAACTGGTATGACTTCTTATGCGTCTTTCCAGGAAGCTTGCCTGCTTTACGGATAACATGCATCGGAAGCATAACTTCCCGAGCCGCTGCACCGCCCCAGATGAATCCTCTAGCATCTGCTGCAAAGATAGCTTGTGCCTCACATAACAATGCTTCATCAGCAAACCAATTTACACTTAGGTCAAATTCATACGGCTGATTGCATAATTCTACTGTGTTTAGAAAGTTTACACCTTCCTTAGGCCAATCCTTGTAGACCGGAATAGCTTTTCTGATCAAAGATTCTATGTTTGCCATTATTTCCACCACCGTTCCCAAGGGAATGCGATCAAAGCAGGATCTTCAATCTTATTGATTGCTTCACCGAAATAATCAATCTTCTCAAAGTTGCTTGCTTCGTTGTCAACCATGACAGCAAACTTCACATTGTTATTCCAGACTGATTTCCATGCTTCCGTTTCGTTTGGTAGACAACCGCTAGTCCAATCCTTCTTGATCCAATCAAAGGTAGCACCGCTATCATTAATATCATCAACGATCAGGATGTTTTTGCGTCTCTTGGTATCCCAACGACTCTTTAGAACATCACGCTCGCCTAGCGGAACATACCCAAATGCATCCTCAGCCATCCAACCATTAGTTTCAGTATCAGCTGGATCACTGCGTAGGCTCACTTTGAGGGTGTGCATCGGTATGTCAAAGTAATGACTGATCATAGTAGCAGGAACTAATCCGCCCCGCGTTATACCTACAACATAATCAGGACGAAATTGGTCCAATGTGATTCGTCGCATGATGTTATGAACGAGTTCATTAACATTGTTGAAGTGTATCTCTTTACCCATTCCAGTGCCTCACTACATTTGCTATAATAACTATGCAGGTAATCGTATGTAAGACTACCCAAAATGTCTTTAGAAAGAGGGCTACCCTGGCCTCTTTTCTAGTTAATACCGGGATATCAGGCTTGTCGTCGTCTGTGTCACCCATAAGATGACCAGTAGCCCTAGCCCATACTTTCTCAAGAGAGTTCATAATCTTCCCTATGTCCGACACGCATAGCCATGTTGCTATCAGTCTCTCTTACTTCTACCTTAGAACACCAGACTCGTTCTCCCTCACCGTAGTTTGGAAGAAACTGCTCGTTGACATATTGATATAGAAAATCAGCGATACCTTCACATCCTGTCTTCCCAACAAGCGTGATCTTAGCGAGGCCTAGTGCACCTAGATTAAGGAGATGCTCCTTCATGGGATCATCTTCTGCGACTAGCAGAGTATGGTCAAACCAATCTTCAAGCAGACCCTTCAATGGCTTTAAACCACCAAAATCCACCACCCAGTTACGGGCATCAAGCGTGTCGGCTTCAAACTCAAAGTGAAAACTCAGAGCATAACCATGTACTTGATTACAATGACTATCCGAACGCCATTGACGATATGCAACGGGACCTAGGTGTCTATAAGTCTTAGTACTAATATATTTTGTCATATCGTTTCTCCTATGATTAACATAACATAGGCGGCAGAATTTGTCAAGCGGGAATGACGCCAAGACCGCTATTTTATTTGATACGATGTACCACAATGAATCCGTGTCTGATCATTGATGCTTCACACCCAATCTTATTTATCGTGTTCTCAACTAGCTGAATCATTTTAACGCTATTACCGCAGATGATAGTTAGTGGGAACTCATTCTGATTCATTAGAATGAAGTTCTCCACTAATAGATCAACTTCTTGGTGTCTAACCCCGTGAAGGTCTAGTTGGGTCATTGATATGATAAATTCCGTTAACACTTACCCATTCGTGCGATGCTAAGAAACTCTGCCCTTGCGGGAAAATATTCTACAATACGATTGATTATTGATAAATAAAATAAAGGAATCATCACATGTTCACTCATAACAAATACTATTTATGGTATAATAGCATAATTGAAAAAAGAAAAGCAAATAGTTTGGGTAACAAAAAAGGTGAAATTCACCATATAATACCTAAATCTTTAGGCGGAACAAACGACAAAGAAAATCTAATCAAGCTTACAACTAGAGAACATTTTATTTGTCACTTGTTATTGGTAAAATTCACATCCGGGCCCGATCACTTCAAAATGAAGAATGCTGTTTCTAAATTCTTGCAATGCACTAAAACACAGGATAGAATACTTAATTCCAGACAATACGCTCTATGCAGAAGATACGCGGCCGAGGCTGCTTCGTTTTTTAGAACCGGTACAAAACGGAGCAGAGAAAGTATAGAAAGGGGCCTAGCAACAGTTAACGAACGGTACGGCGGCCCTGTCAGACAGGGAGCGACCCTTTCGGAAAATCAAAAAGAAAAATTCAAAAAGCACAGACAAGAAAGAACTACATACGACACCTGGTTTATCAATGCGGATCCTGAAAAAAAGAAAAAGCAACAATCAATTTGGGCTAAGAAAAATTCTAACTTTGTAACGAATAACCCATCATTAACCGAAGAAGGAAAATTGGCTATTTCCAGAGCAAAAGCTTCGGGTATAATATATACACCGTACGGAAATTTTAAGAGTAGAAAAGATTTTGAAACGAATGTGATCTGTAATAAAATTGGGTATGAGAATATATTTTATCTTGGGATTGGCAAACCTATAAAAACTAGAGCCATAAATAGAGCCAACCTCCCTCCTGAGTGGAGAGGAAAAACTTGGAGGGAGGTTGGCTTTTACATTACTTTAACACCAAATTCATAAATTCGGCTCGCAATGCAGGATCAGATTTGAAAGCTGGTCCTAACTTGCTCGTAATAGTAGAAGCATGTGTGTCTTCCACACCTCTAGAAGACACGCATAAATGCTCAGCTTCTATTACTACCGCAACAGCGTCGGTATCGAGTATGAAACAAAGAGCATGATATACCTGTTCAGTTAACCGTTCTTGTATTTGAGGTCTCCTGCTAAAATACTCTACTATTCTAGGCATTTTACTCAAACCGAGTACCTTCTTGTTAGGTACATAAGCGATGGTAGCTTTACCCACTATAGGTAAAATATGATGCTCGCACAATGATTGAACTGTAATATTTTTCTCTATGACCATTTCATCGTAGTGCATTTTGTTGTCAACTGTAGTACATTTGGGGAATGCATCATAGTCAAGCCCCCACATAGTTTCATTCACTACCATTTTGGCCCACCGAGTCGGAGTTTCTTCCAAACTATCATCGGTTAGGTCAAGTCCTAAGGTTTCCATAATATCTTTGAACTTGCGCTCAATGATTTCAATTTTATCTGTTCTGCTGAGATTATTTTCAATAGTAGGAGTTTCAACTCCCATCTGCACGAGATATTCGTGAACACGACGACCTAGATCGGCATCGCACTTATTTTTATTAAACGACATAGTTTTTCCTTTCAAAGTATCTAACGTTTATACTCAACGGAGAGATCACTCTCATTTTGTAGCCTTTGTGCTACATTATTATTTATCAGTATATTCTACTAGTGTAATTTCTGCATTCCAGGTATCTAATTCTTCGTGGATACAATCTAGCATTTCATCACAGCCGGTCTTGTCGGCAATGGATTCCCAAAACTCGTCAGAACCTTCGTTAATGATTACTTCAAACTTGTACTTCTTCATTAGTACTTCGCTTCTCTCGTGTGCTTACGATAGTCAGTGGACATTCGCAACCACTTCTCGCCCCTGCCTTCCATGATGTCACAGATACGATCAATCGTACCATTGTTCCAATCACTGATAGCACCCATGTTAGGATGAGGCTTCTTGATCAATATATCTAGCTTAGTGACAGCATCCTCAATAGACCAAGGAATATACATACGCTCATGATCGTTTGCGAAAGTCTCAGGAAATGACCGATACGCAGGATATAGAACATTGCATCCAAGAGCATCTGCTTCACTGACAGTATTGCTCACCCAATCTTGTAACGCACAGTTGAACACGACCCGGCTATCATTGAGGATTTCATAGTATTGGTTCTTTTGAAGGTCCTCATAGACAGTTAACTGGTTGTTCTCAACCATCTTATGTGTGCGTTGCATGTAACTCTCGTTGTTGCTACGCAGCTTGCTGCCACTACAGACAACAAACTCTACATTCTTGCTTGGAAACTTCTCATGCCATGCTTCAATGAGGTCCAGATAGAAGTCAGGTTGCTTCTCTTGATCCCAACGAGCAGAAAATACTACCCGCATGCGGCGATCATTGAAAGACTTGATACGTTCAACACGACTCATGACTTCATTCCTGCCGAAAGCAAGACCAGAGACATTATAGATAGGAGCAGTCCAGCCTGCGATCTTCATGTTCATTACCATTTCTTCGCTAGTTGCGAGGACACCAGTCACAAACCCGTTGACCATCTTCTCATAATCACTCATCCACTTCTGCATACCCCAGACATGAACGAAGTCATCAGGATCAATCGTCTGTGCTAGACAACGAACAAAGATTTTAGGACGCTTGCCGGGATCAATCTGATTCAGGATATAAGGAAGAGATTCTATACCGGGCTGGAACATGTCTTCAAAATAGATGACATCCCTGCTATCAACCTTGCCTTCACGCATCATCTTGACGAGTCGCATCATTTGGCTCATGCTGTAGTATGAACGACCGTGAGCGTCAAGAACTTGACCAGTGACGATGGCCTTACTGTCATCCAGAGTTTCCCCTGGTACAATGACATAATCAATGCCACGATGATCAAATACCTCAGTATTCCAATCAGTCAGTTGTAGAGTATAACGAGCATTATACGGCTCCAATCCACAATACCATAATTTTCTCATTATCGGTTCCTATTATAGGGCTTTTCACCCAACAGTTTTGTAGCCTCAATTTCCTTAAAGCGAACGAGATCAACCTCCCACTGGTTCTTCACAGGCTTTCCTGAAAGAAGCTTCTGGAATTGCCTATAAACGTAGCTCTTAGAGCTATATAGGTCCTTCTCATCAAACCTATAGCCGTAATCCTTACAGAAATTACGATATGCATCAAGGTCCTCAAAGATACGGAGGACGCGGGTATTAGACTTCACTTCTTGCTTTACCATTTTAGTTCCTTAAATTTAAGATTGAGGGGTTGTTTTATAAAAAATTGTAGCACCGTTCTCACCGTCCTCAGACACTGTGATCTCAATGTTACGGTCGTGATAGCGAGTTGCGATCATTTCATATAGATCATCACTCACCATTTCGCATGACTTGTGATCAAGTTGAAGAGTCCCGTCGTTGAAACTCTTTTCGAGCCAACGCTTGAACTGAATAAACTCAATGTCCCGGTCATTATGAAATACTTGAATCCCCACCTTAAAATGAAAGATGTGTCGGTGAGGGAAACCTAGAAAACTTACATCATACTCGTCGCCTGTCGCGAGTGCAGGGTCAGTGTCTGCACCGGGATATTTGTGAATACCTTCACGCTGAAATGTAACCCAGATCATACGATTAGCTCGCTCTTTGATCCGATTACGCTTATCTGCTCTCGCTTGTTCTAGCATCATATTCCTACTCAGTATGCTCATTAGAGTCAACTATATCATACTGTAAACGACTATGCAAGTGTTTTAATTCCCTAATTTGCTCTTTTATGAGCATGTGTCTTCCCAATTCTATTGATGTGGCCATGCCACATTCAATCTTGTCATTTAGGGCAGATATTTCTGCCTCTAATATAGATATCATCAGTGCCTGGCTACGAGTCATTAAATCTCAACCTTTTCCATTGCTTCATCACTATCTTCAAATTCTTCATCTCTGGTTTCAGGTTCTACTGTATAAAATAATTGGTCAAATGCGGTTGTGTTGCTGACCGTTTTATTACCGGAGAATCCTTGACCTGCTTTCATTTGAGTCCAAAATTTACTATATGAGTCTATCATATCCAAACTCTTTTGTCTATCCTTAAGTGAGAAAATCTCATCAATGATATCACCTAGATTGCGTCCATTAAAATAATCAAAGACCATCTTCGGCTTTACGCCTTGTTCATATCGGCGATTGGCTTCTTGAACAGCGGTCATATGCTGATAGACATTATGTGCCTGAATAAGCGTGTAGCTAAGAGTGTCCCAGCTAGTCTTAGTCTCCTTGCCGTGTTGACCCAAGAATCCGATACCGCGATAACAGACATCTTTTATCTTCAATAGATCAGTCACTGGACTTTCAGTGAAAAGAGTATGAATCTTATCTGCTATAACCGCATCGCTGAACTTGCGATTATCCGTCGCATATTTCTTATCTTCAGCCGTTTTTTCCATAGCATAAGTCCACTTCTTGCCATGCTCAAATGAGTTATTGTTATAAGCAAGACCCTTTGCAGCAGCGAAGAACGGAGAAGCACAGTCAAATGTAATCTGTAACTTTGGATTATGATACTTACGGATAGCCTTCTGAATGTCAGTGAAGATGACTGCGTATTCCATGATAGAAGTACCAAGACAGTGAATAAGGTCCTGTTTACCTTCTTCAAGATAACCATCATGAATGATATTGACGATTCGCTTAAGCATTAGATGAATATCAATCTTGTTTTGACCACCAAATGCCCAGCCATTAAAGGCCTTGTCACCGTAGATACTAGTGTCGCAATACTTCTTCATCTCTTCATACCAGTCATCAGACTGCTTATGATTACGACCCTGCAAAACATTTAGGAACTTACACCGACCATCACGATTAGCGACGAAGTATTCATTGTTGATATGAGTAGCAGCGATAGCGTCTTCAATAGTCTTGATACCGTGTGCAGATTTGCCAGTCTTCTTGTCTTTAACATGATAAGTTGTCAACGACTGTGATGGAATATCAAGACACATGCCATAGTCAGCATTGTCATCCATCCACTTGAGGACTTCTGTTCGCTTCTTCATAGCACGGGGACAGTTAGGATCCTTCCAGTCAGCAGGCCATTGACACTTTAATATTTGAAACCCTCCCGAGTCTGCTAACATAAATGTGTTATTGCGGTCTCTATTAACAACTAGATGTTCGTTAGGATTAGTTTTATAATTTACTAAATCAGCATGACCTGCACTGTATAGTACCCATTTATAACTAAAAATGCCATTTTTTTCGTCAAGAAAGTTTAGTCTATTAGTGTTTTTTAATCCACTCGGGATTCTCTCTGTTGGAAAATAGTTACCTTCTACTTCTTGTTTACCTAATCCGGATATAAAGAAACTACTCAGTGCAGGTAAGAATAATGCTTGGTTAATTTCCCCATTCGGACCATATACATTATTACTTAAGTTCTTCTTGTCCATTTCTCTTTCTTTCATAATATGCCTTCCGTGATTCTGACATCTTTCTTTTATGATCCTCGGTGAAGGGTTTTTTCTTCTTCCCGGTGGCTGCAATGGACATCCGTAACTTCAATTCTCTGCATCTGGGGGTTATATCGCATATCGCCGACATTCATATAACCTGAACTATTGTTCATATATGTGGGGCTGGGGTGCCCCATGTTGATCAACATATATTTACCGTTACCGGAAACCGACTTGATCATTACTTTGTCTTGGCAGGAAGAAGATAACGATACGTTGCAAGACCACTGTCAACAGTGACTTCGGCAGCACCCTGATCGCTGATGCGAACCGTCTTGTCACCAGCAAGATCCATGATCGCAAGAAAAACCTTGACTGGCCATTGCCAGCTACGAGCGATAGTTCCGGTTACGCCTGGTTGGAACACAAAGTTTCCAGAGTGAGTAGAGTGATCACCGAAGAAAATCTTCAAGTCACCGTTTTCAGTCTTGACAGTAAAATTATCTTCTTCGCTGTTAGCTTGGGCTTGCTTCTTGAGGCGCAGAATACCGGCAACAGTTGGTACAAATTCTACGTTCCAATTCGCGCCCTTGAAGGCGACCGTATTTACCCGATCTGTGATAACGTTCTTAGTCATCAACCGATAGTCATTAATGAAATCACCGGACTCAGTTTCAAAGTGAATTCCTACGGGTACATCCTTCTCGCCGTCGCGGTCTTCGCGGGTAGTACTAATCTTGGCATTCTTATCATATTCATCAAAACTAAGAATAGTCTTGAGCTTAGATAGATTAGGCATACCGAAAACGCCGATAAAATCTGCGAGTGGACTGTTTAGGGTACCGTAGATGACAAGAGACCTATCTTCCGCAAGTGCAAAAACCGTAGTCTCTTGATCAGTTCCTTCTACTTTGGCGAGGTCAATCCCAGCAAGCCCTTGTGTATTTTGGATCAGGTCTAGTAAATTATCTCTCATGTGTTTTCCTTTGTTTGTGTAATGTATTTAAGTTTGACTTTAGTGTATAATAGAGGAATATATTACAAAAGTCAATGGTTTGTTTAACCGAAACTGAACAATTCATCATTAATTGGGAGAAGTGATAAATAGAAGTGAGGGTCGCGGAATTGCAGTTCCCACCCCCTCTAATGCTAAATTTTGAACAAGGAGCATCAGCATGACTATTTATAACAGAAAGAACCCTCCCGTAGGATTCTATGTATATGCCTATCTCGGAGAAGATGAAACAGTTTATTATATAGGAAAAGGAATAGGCCCAAGAGCATGGGTGTATCATTCTCCCTCTATTCCTGTACCTAGCAACAAAAATCATATAATAATATGTGAGCATCAATTGTCTGAATTAGGTGCATGGGCTATTGAAAGAAGGCTAATTTATTGGTATGGGAGGAAAGACTTAGGATTAGGAACACTTTTGAATAGGTCATATGGAGGAGGGGGATCTCCGGGATATAAACATACTAAATCAGCATTAACTAAAATGAAGAACAGAACTTTCAGTGATGGTCAACGACATGCTCACAGTTTATTCATGCAAGGTGAAGGCAACCCTGCCAGAAATCCTGAGGTGGCAGAAAAAATAAGTAAAAGTAATTACGGTAAAGTTTTTTCATCTGAACATAAGCAAAAGTTATCAGATGCTAAAATTGGAAAACCAATGAGTGAAGCTGATAAAATTAAAAGATCCATTAAACTTAAGGGTATTCTTAAAGGACCGCAAGTAGAAATCATATGTCCTCACTGTTCTACTTGCGGTGGAATATCAAATATGAAACGGTATCATTTTGATAATTGCAAATCACGAAAATGAAAATAAATCATCAAAAGTTGAATTTGTATCAGTATTACTACGAATATCCCAGTTCAACACTGACAAGAGATTGTCAATCTTCTCGTCTACGAGAATACGTTCCATGTCCTTATCATCAAAAGGTAGCTCAAGGAACCATTGCGGAAGTCTAAGTTCATCTGTAGGATAGGCGATACTAGTGAAGCCTAAGGGATTAGTTTTTAATTTACAGACGATAACCTTCATCCCATCAACTATCTTCTGACTGTAGTTGTCACCGTTCATCTTACGCAAGTAATTGTAATTAATCGCTGCTCTCGCATGACCCACAGAACACAAGCCGGTCTTCTCAAACTTGATCGTATGATTGGTTAGATTGTTGACTGACTTCGGAGAACCTTTAGTCCAGCTATCTTGTTCGGATAACCAGTTCTTAAACTCCTTGATCTTGACGATGACTTCATCTCGTTGCTTTCCTCCGAGGACCATGACGAGAATCTCCATTAGAAACTCTTGAACATACTTAGGAGTATCTGCTCTCTTGAGATCAAGACCCATCGCTTTAATCTCGCCTGTCTTACCTTCTATGTCCTTACGCTTGCCTTCTTTATCAAAGATATTGATAGCATACCGCTTCTTAGTGATGAAAATGGAACGTTCTCCGATAAGTTCTCGTCCAGCTTTGATGATCTCACCATTCTTCCTCGGACAGTGAAATGCTTTCTCCATGAATGCAGAGAAACTGTTATTAGTCTGATCTGCGATGTTGTCATAGAGTTCTATGCACATATCCTTAGACCATTCAACTTCGCCGTTGTTGATCTGTTCCTTTAGAATAGGAAATGCAGTGAAATAGCATGAGTCAGTGTCACCGTAGATGATTGCTTCACCGTCGTGTTTATACTCACCTGCGATTATCTCATTGATCTGGCTCATCATGTGTTTCACGATCTGGCGACCAGATAGAGTAACAGATTGACCGACACGCTTGTCATAGAATCGGCAGTGTTCGTTCAGAAGTGCGCCATACGTTGAGTTCAGCAGAATCTTACGAACAAGTTGTCGCTTGTCATAATATTCATACATGTCAGTACCGTATGATTCTTTAGCTAGCTTCTGAAGGGCTTTTCGTTCTGTGTACCATCTCGTTAGAAGTCCAGGGATGACCCCTTCTTTCTCATAAGTAAAGATCGTACCATTCGCAGATAGCAACAGAGGCTTGTTACTATCAAAGACCATCTTCCAGATTTCGGCAGCAGTCATCTCTACACTACGACCATCTTCATAGTCAACAGTGAGCAAGGTGCCCCGTTCTTGATTCATGATAGCTGTGTATTCCAGAGAACCAAATAGATTTTCCCATAGAATAGCGCCAGTCACTGCTTCTGCATCGTCTCCATTCTTCTTCTTACGCTTTTCTTTGGCAAGCTTCAAGCTTTTCTCAAGCATATACTGATCAGTTAGAGTCTGTCGCACTTGTGCTACGATAGTCTCCGGAGACATGTTCAACGCACGAATGTCTGATGGATAAAGCGAATTGAGGTCGACTGCTCCTGGATACTCGTGCATACCCACCTTAGGTGGAAGAACATAAGCACCTGCTGCTTGCTGCTCAACGCTATAAGACTTTTTACGTTGCTTATCAGGAACGATCATTCCACGAGCATGTGCTTCGTTGAAGATCGCCATCTCAATCATTGCCACTGAGCCCATAACAGTCGGCAGCAACACGCTGTTCTCGTGTGCTAGTGCATTAGCGAGTTCAAGGAACTTCAACTTGTTGTGAATCTTCGCGACAAGCATCGTATCTTGTCTGTTATATTCTACGAAAGTCTTGAAATCCTTATTATACAACTGATCCAGTGTGCCCTCATACTGAGTCTTACGCTCGCCTAATTCATACTCACCAATTGAATCAAGTGAATAGCTGTGACGAGATTCGTAGTTGTATTTCTTGTAGAGTTGCAAGTAGTCCAGATGAATACGACCGACAAGATCGTAAGTCTTTTCTTCCTTACCGAATCGTTCGTATGTTCGGACTTTCGGAAGTTGCCCTAACAGACAGAACTTGCGTGTATCATCTTTTGACATGATACGAGTGACACGATTAACCGTATACGGGATGTCGTATCCTTCTGAGTTCCAACCAGTCAAAACGTCAGCATCTTCAATTAGGTCAAAGAAGGTCTCAAACATTTCAATTTCACTGCGAAACAGAAAACAGTTTGGAAAATCCGCTGTCAACTCTTTTGCAGTTTCGTCTGTCATATGCTTAGGAGGCATGACAAGCGTAACGAGTTGATCTAACCAATCAAGATAGCAAGAGATTGCTGTTACTGCGTTGAATGGATCATCAGTTGGACTAAACCCCCGTTCAGGATCAAAGTCCACTTCAATGTCAAAGAAACAAGTATGAAGTTTCGGTGGATCAATATTTAGGTAGTTATCCGACAAGCATCTGAATAGGACATTTACATCACTCTCAAATAATTTCTTGTTAGAGTGGATCCTGCGTTCCTTCTCAAACTCTGCCCTCTTACGGGTAGAGAAACGAGACAACGGATCACCGAAAATAGAACGATACTTGCCTTTAGGATCAGCGTAGTATAAGGTGTAGTTAGTTGAATACTCTTTATACGCTCGTTTACCTTCAGAAGTACGCTCTACCACATGAATGCGGTCATTCTTATTGTCATGGATAGCATCAACGTACATCAGTAAGTTTTACCGACGGTCTCCAGAATTTCATTCAAGTCTTCATTTTCTTGATTAGTTTCAGCAAGACGAGACTTGTGGGCAATACGGATCGCCTTCTTTAGAACACTCGGTTTAATTTCAAGTTCTTCTGCGATAGCCTTAACAGTGTCGCTGAGACCTTCATTGAGGGTTTCAATCTCTTGCATTACAGCCATACCCTCATTTACCAGTTGTGTAAGTTTGGTCTTGGCTTCGTTGTTAAAAGTTCTAGTAGACATGTATTCTCCTTTATCTGACAATACTTAATATACTTGGGATTTGTTGCAAAAGCAATAGCTTTGGGCTAAATAAAGATGTAGTTCACGGTGCGCTAACACCCAACTACTCTAATGCTTAAAGGAGCAATCAGCATGTCTATTTATTATGTGTATGCCTACCTGAGAAAAGATGGGACCCCTTATTATATCGGTAAGGGTACTGGATCACGGGCCACAGACAAACATCGTTATAAATCCCCAAAGAATAACTATTATAAAGGGATTTCTACTCCACCTAGTGACAGAATAATAATCTTAGAAACCAACCTAACTTCAATCGGAGCATTTGCTATTGAACGTAGAATGATACGATGGTATGGGAGAAAGGATTTAGGAACCGGCATACTTCATAACAAGACAGATGGTGGTGAGGGACTTGATGGTGTCATTAGGACTGATGAGTGGAAATCTAATCAAAGCAAAGCTGCTAAGGGTAAGCCTAAATCAGAAACTCATATAGCAAATATGAAAAACGTATTCAGAGCAGGTCATATTCCTTGGAATAAAGGTATACATGAACAGAGAGAATATCGTAGTGATCAAACCATTCACACTTTTGTTCATATGAATGGTAAAACCGAAACTTGCACCAAATATCAACTGAGAATAAAGTATAGTCTACCGCAAGGCAACCTAAGTAATATGGTAGCTGGAAGAAAGAAATCGTGCGGAGGGTGGACTATTGGAAGATATGATGGTTTTGCTCTCCATATATCTTAAGGTACTTACCAGCAAGCATGTCTGCCATAGCCTCAATAGGACTACCTGGATAACTATCACCTGGTTTGATCATTCCGATCTCCCCTTGTCTTACATGGACCAACTCATGGAATACGGTCCTTAGCATGTCTACGAGATTACGATTTTTTGCATAGACCCAGATGTTACCAGAGCCTTCAACATGAGAACCAGTATGGTGATTATCTTGAGCATCTTCGGTATCTTGACTCAGTTCAATCTCTGGTAATGATTGTATGTTCAATCGCTTTCCAGCCCACTCGGCAAATTTCTTCACCTCAGCATCCAGGTCTAAATCACGTTCACGGGTGATATCTTCTATTAACATGAATATATTTATCAAATCCGTAGTATATAAGCGATCTCAGGAGGAATCCAAGGCTTTTCCATTCGTTCAGGATTCCACATCACTCCTGCAAGATTGCTATCTATGAATGCTTCTATCTCTCCGGTATCTGCTAGACATAATATCTTTCCGGAATCATGTATTTTTGTTATTCCTAACTCATGATCGCTGGTAACTTTTATAGCTTCTCCGTGATACATTATGTAATGATCTACGCCTGTATGTTTGGGAATAGGTTGAATGCTGCTTCCTAGACTCTCAGCAATGTATAGTGCACCTTGGCAGATTCCTACTACTGGTTTTTTTCGTTCTATCATTTTAGCTATTAGGGCAAGTTCAACGTCTTCTCTGATTTCAGTGCTATCTCCACCAGTAATGATAAGAGAATCAATGTTGTCTGCGATCAGGTCAAAATCTTGATTGGTTGTGTTGGGTAGAAAAAATAGATTATGTCCAGCTAATAGCGTATACCAACCATGATCTGTTGCATCATAGGTTCTGCCGTTTTTACTTACGATTCTTTGACTTAATCCAATTTTCATTTGCACACTATTTACAGTTTTTACCACACATCCAAAAAAATAAGCGACGAAGAAATCAATCTCCGCCGCTTATTATAAACTAAATAAGTTTTATTAGAAGCTGTGTGATACAGCCAATCCAAATACGTCAGAAGATCCACTGGTCTTCTTAGGAACAAACTTTTCGTTATAACGATAGTAGTTGACGCCGACCGAAGTAGCATCAGTTACTGCGTAGGATAGACCTACAACAAGACGCTTTTCTTGCATCTTACGGTCAGTGAATCCTTCGCGATGGCGATAACCAACTGATGCAGATACTGGACCTGCTACAGCGTGTGACACACCGGCATCTACGCCCCAGAAATTGAAGTTCTTACCGGTAGAAGCATTCTTACCGAATTCAACTCCTACTTGAGGGACAAAACCGCTGATTGAAGTGAGCGTCTTGGTAGCGTTAACAGAATATAGAGCAGACACTGCTCCGCGGTGCGGTGCCTGTGCAGTTTGAACTTCTGCACCAATCGCTACTGGACCTACATTAAAACCAGAGACAGCAAAGTTAGCTCCAGCGACATCTGGCTTTGAGGCAGAACGATATTCTCCGGTTAAAGTACCAGCTGCTGCTGGGGTAGTAAGTGCAACTAACGCGAATGCTGCAATCGTAAGTAACTTATTCATATATTTTCCTTTTTAAAGACTACAAAAGGATTCACACTAAATGCAAATCCTTTTACTAGTACAAACTATATTTATCATGATTTGGTGTATACGTCAAATAATATGGGTAAAATGATTCTTTTACCGACGATTAGCCACCGCTGCTTTAAGTTGAGCAACCGTTTTGTGGAATGCTTCTGGGTTCTCCCATGCTTGTGCTTGCATCTTCTCACGCATGTGAGGGATGAGCATGGGATAGATATTCAACATGTCAGCCATCTCTCCGATGGGAATGACTACTGCTTCTGAATTCCTAAAGATGATAGGATGAGTTGCTAGGATCTCTTTAACTTCAGGATTTTTCTGGAAATCACGATACTTTTTGACAAGGTTATATACTGAACGCAGTTGCACCATGAGCGGTTTGATCGTCTCCTGATCAGGTTCAACTTCTGGTTCGTCGTCGTGGTCAAGGTCGTCAATTTGGCTTTCGCTCAGTAGGTCTCTGATTTTCATAGAATAATCCTTTGTGTTAGATATTTATCTTTTATTGCGACCTAGTAGTAATCCAGCACCAGCGAGCGCCGCTGCCCCTGTTCCTACAAGCAGTAACGAGTTAGTTGAGATAGGAGGGGATGCAGATGTGACTTCAATATAAGATACTATAGCATCTCCTGTTACCGATGTAAAGACCAAATTTAAATTTCCGTTAGAAATAGTTACCGGAAAAGTCTGGCTGACCTGTTTGTTAATTCCGCCTGCTGCTGTAGCCACATTGAAATCGCTCACTACGACCTGACCATTAGCTGTTACATTAAACACGCGGGTTGATGCAGCATTTGCATCAGGTTCTAGGAAAGTCAACGTAACATTATAAGTTCCATTGTTTGCTGGAATATTGTAGCTGAAATTGCTGCCATAACGATATGAACCAGAGCCAGTGCCACCTGTGAAATAATTATCTGATCCGTATTGACCTTTAGATGTAGTCTGGCCTATTAGGTTGCCAGCGCCGATCCATATCTGAGTAGTTCTGATTGGATCAAGATACCAACTTACATTATCAGAAGCACTTGCTGATGTAGCACTCAGCGAGTTATTCCCTGAGGCCAGCTTAACATTATTCCATACACAGGTAGCATTAGCACAGCTTGACCTTGATCCTAAAGATGTTCCGTTGAGAGATAGTTCTACTGAGGGGACATTAGAATATACTTGTATATCAGTAACTTGATAGTTTCTATTATTATACCTACCATTAGCAATATGCACAGTAGGAGTACTCGACCAATTAGCCTTGTAGAAATAGAAAGCATCTTTCCTCGTAGTGCGATCATATGTGACAAGACCTTTAGTGTTTATGTTCACCGAGTCCCCTTCTTTACGTATAGTTGTTGAAAAATCAAACATATTCCATACCCAAGTTGCCCAGAGATAAGGTCTTGTGTTTAGCATAGGTAGAATGGTTTGATGGAGATATGATTGATACCCTTCTGGTTGAGTATATCCTGAAGAACTCCAGGGACCTCCTAATGGGTTATCTGTCTGAATAGAGATCGCAGCACCTGCTCCATACTCGCTGAGTGATATAGGCTGTGAGCCGCTAGTGTTATGCAAAGTATCTAACATAGAACCCATATCAGTTGCTTTACCGTAATACCATCCTGGATAACGATTCTCGCCAATGACATTGGTTATACCTGATAAATTAGGAGTATTGTTTCCTGATAGATTAGGACCTCCCTGACAGCAATTAGCAAGTGTAGTCGGCTTGAGAGCATCTAGCGAGTGAGAAAGATTATTTAACTCATTCAGAAACGGAATAGGATTTGGCGGAGCTCCATACAAGTCTAACTCATTAGCGATACTCCAGACAGCTACTGCTGGATGATTGTAGTCCTGAATGATCATCTCAGTCAGTTGTTGACGGGCATTCTCTACTAATCCAAGAGATGCTGCTGTTTGTCCGGCAGTTAGGGTGAAAGTAGAAACTAGGGGAATCTCATCCCAGATTATAAGACCATTCTTATCAGCTAGACTATTCATGTATTCGCTTTGCTCGTAGTGAGCCAGGCGAAGTGTATTAGCACCCATCTCTTTAATGATTGAGATGTCCTGATCTTCATCAGCCGAAGACACGGCCCATCCCTTTGTTTCGCGATCCTGGTGCCTAGACACTCCACGCAATGCGATATGTCTGCCATTAAGAAATAGTCCTTGATTAGGATCAATTCTTATATCACGGAAGCCAAATGATTGATCCATCTGATCAATAACACCGTACTGAGATGAATAAAGCTGTCCAACAATACGATATAGATAAGGATCAGCGACACCGTTCCATAGATGAGGTGAAGCGATGTTTACTGTGCTTGACACTTGCACCTTGCTACCAATAGGAACATTGATCGGGGTGCTCCAGGAAGTGACAGTATTACCGTTAGCATCAAGTAACTTATAAATTACTGATGCGCCGGACAGAGAAGTGTTACTATCATTTTTAAACTTAGATAGAACAGTAAGTGTAGCGGAACTAGATGTTACATTAGTAGCAGAAGCATACATGCCATTACCACCAAAATCAAGAAGATCAAAGTGAATTGTAGGAGTAACAACTAAAGATACCGGACGATACAATCCACCGTAGACGAAGAAATCTACTTTGTTAAGCGGAAGAATGTCTGCCGTCTCATTGCCTGTTACGGGCATAGCGTTGTTCACTCTTACTGCTAATACATTTACAGCATTTGATTTCATAGCGGTAGTCGCGTCAAATCTAAATCTTGAGAATCCACCTTTATGTTGTCCTAAACGAACTCCGTTTAACCAGACTTCTGCGACACGGCTAGCTGCATCAAACTGAAGGAATACCCTCTTGTTCATCATAGGGGGAGGAGAAAATGAAATTCTGTACCAAGCGTTTCCTTGATATAAATTCTCGTTAGCAGCAGTATTCTGATGGGGAACAGTCTGGTTAAGATAATAGCCGACCCTATTCCATGTATGGGGGACGCTGACTGTAGACCAAGATGAATCATTGTAACTGGGTTGCTCTGGTCCAGTCATCGCAGAATTCTGTTGGAATTTCCAACCATTTGCCAGGCTCTCGGTTATTCTCTGAGCAGAAGCAGGGGTAGCCAAAAATAGCATACCTATCGCCAACCAAACGATTTTATTCTTCAATAAGTTGAAATACATGAACGAGTTCCCCTAATTTTATGCTACTATTTAGTCTTGGTGTTTAAAACATCACTCCAGAAGGGGCCTGAGATAGGCTGCTCCTGCCGTTCCGGAATGAGCCACTTGTTTAGATTCTTCAAGAACTCCGGAGTCATATGTCTATTACGGAGACCTCTCGGAAAAATATGAACTTCTTGATGCTGGGTACCTTCAAGTTCTTGTAGTGCTTTCATGCGATTTCTGCCTTCATGTCCAGTGACCCTAGCTGGTGTAGAGAAATCTCCGTCATCCCATTCATCAGGTATGTTTATCATAAGAAAAGGAGAAGCGATATGTCCGCCCTGTTCTAGGTGCGACATGATACCTTTCGCACTCGTTGGTTCTTTCAACTCTGCTGCTAATTTTAGAAAAATTGAAGGCTGCATCATTACACGCAATCCCATATAATCAACATTACGATTGTTAGGTGTGGCGCCCCATCCTGCAGCATTGTCCATCTCATGTTCTTTGAGACCTTGACCAGGGCTAGGTTCGCCACCTAGTAATTCACTGTAGGCAAGATACTTCTGGTGTCTATCATCTAGTCCATGCAAAGAACTATTGATAGGAGCAGTTACCTCTTTTGTATCCTTAAAATTACTCACCTTAGGTTTTACCCTATTCTGCCAATACCAAAGTGCCACTTTTGCAGCGACATCTGGTCGTTCTGCTAATTGCGGATTCTGCTCTAACGGAAGACCCAACTCTCTGCCCACTCTCTGATAATTATCTTTGCCAGTCAACTGAATGAAGCCTCTTCCGTGATAACGGGCGCCATCACCTGGTTTATCGTTACCTAGTGCATTTGCCATTCTAGGATTAAATCTAATATCATATTTTCTGAAGTCAAGGTTTCCGCCGAATTCTTTCATGGTTGAGAAATTTTGTGTCTCATGGGCACATTGTGCTATAAACTGGGCTCGCTCTGCCTTGTTCTTGATGGAACTAGAAGCCCTTTTCAAAGCATTTCCGTATGTGGTTTCCAATGATGCCGCTGCTTGCTTAACCACTGCAGGATCGGCCTTCTCTACTGCTACGGGAGGAAGTTGATCAGTTCCAGGTTTATGCATCATGTTACCTGGCAGTGCCAATGCTCCAGCAGCAGCGATTCCACCTAGAGTTTTCTTCCAGTCTTCGTTAATGCCTTCTTGTAATCCAAATGAAATATCAGCAACATCCGCGACTCTTATGTTGACTAGGTTAGTTATTCCGATGGCCCTAGACTTAAAATATCCTTGATTATGTAGGTGCATAATCATGTAATAAAGATAGTTTGGTTCTAATACGTTAGTTTTTACGACCTTTACACCTATATATTGTGGTTGATATTGTTTTACTGGTGTTCCTACTGTTTTCTCGCTACCTTTGCGAATGATCCAGAAATCTGCTTCAGGGGAATCTGTAGAAACGGTAGCTAAATCTTTTAGCCTGACTGTAGTAGATTCATCAATGCGTCTAGCTTGTCTTAAATAGTTTGCATTGATAGCAACTGTGTCGCCAACCTTTACTGACACTTTCTTGCCAGGAATTATATCAGCGTCAATGATCTGTATCTTATACTTACCCTTAGGAGATATGTCAAGTATCTTGCCTTTAAGGGTGGAATAATGTGGATAGTTCTTTGTGAGGTCAATGACCCTGCCTACTTCTTCTGTTAGAAATTCAAACGCTCTCATCGCTTACGACTTTTTACCCCGATTATTTTATTTGGATCAGGTGCTGTTCCAACTTTTAAATCTTTCTTTAGATTTCCAGGAATCTCACGATCACGATCTAAACGGGGAGTAGGTAATAATGGATTAGGTGTTTCGCCTGGTAGACCACCTGGCTTGTATCCAACGCTGATACGCATGAATGTTCGCATTCTTGTCTCAGGGGCGACGGGACTTTCGTGCATATGATATCCTGATACAAAATAGATCACGTATGGATCAGGAACGAAAGTGCGGGATTTGTCTACTTGTTTTTCAAGTTCATGAAACCAATTATGATGCTTGGTGCTTAATCCTCTAGCATCAAAGGGTTGGCTATACAGATGAGTAGGATTGTAATCGCTTACGATGTAATTTTGATCCATAGGCAGCTTGATTTTGTAGCGTTCACCCTGCATACCATCAAAGTGTGCGCCGCCCCTACGATGAGTTTTGTTACCTTCAACCATGCGTTGATCAACTGTGAGATAGATATAACTTTGATCAAAACGTGGATTGACCTTTTGATTGTGTTGTAGTGAACGCTGCACGAACTCAATCACACCTTTATTTTTATATGGGTTCTTTATTGAGGTGCCGGGTAACTTGATTGGCATGTCCAAGCAGCTTGGTAGATTGCTACTAAACGCTTGTTTATCAGATACCATACCGATAGGATCACCTTCTTGTTGGGTTTGAAACCGTTCTGGGTTCCACTGATCCAAATCAGCAGCAGAAACTTCAGTCATGAATTCAAATGATCTCATAATTTCATCTTCAAACACACTTCCGCTAGGGCTTCCGGTTCTTCTGATAGCATGAATGCCTTTACTGCCTGGCTTATTGATACCGCGACTTGTCAATGATTGTGTTCCACCGAGTTTTTTAGAACGATTGGTGAGACTTTGAAACTTGAGTTCTTCCCAATCTGGTCTTTTTGCTAAATGCATAATCGCAACGCTCTGGGCTAGATTAAACATCTTAGCTATTTGTCTAGTAGATTTCCCACTAGCATATTCTTTTGCCATCTGATCAATTTGCGCCGGAGTTGTGTCTTTACGCCCCAAATCGTCTAGTGTAAGCAATCCTTGCTCTTGTCTAGCCTTGGTGTTTTGCTGTAATAGTTCTTCAAAATTAGGCAACTTTTTTAATTTTCCCAGAACGTTTTCAGGGGAAATACCAAACTCTTTGTTCAATTGATTAAAATTTTTACCAAGTGCAAAATTATTAGCCATTTGTTGAACTTGATCAGGAGTAATGCCTTTTGGGCCGGTTTGTAATCCTTGTTCTTCTCTGGCTTTATAAAATTGTTGTCTTAATTCTTTGAAATTAGGAAGATTCCTAATGAACCTAGATATTGTACCTTTGCTCGCTTTATATTCCTTAGCGATATCATCCCCGCTAAACCCGGATGCATACAGGTCAGCAATCTCTTGTTGTTGTTCAGGAGTTGGCCTAAAGTGAGGGCCCGATCCTTCAGTCAGAAATTCAAACGCTCTCATCGCTTACGACCCCTAAACCCGGTTGGCATCTGCATATCATTTACTGGACGCTTGAACCATTCTTCAGTACCGGGCCGAGCCATGACACGACTACCGGGCTCCGATACAGTATTTATTCCCCGGTGATCAGTGATACCTGCTAATCTTTTTAGTTCATCTATATTCATCTGCTGGACCTTATATTTTATTATATAATAGTTTAGCCCACAAAGAATGACCTAATGAGTTGATATGGTAATCGCTGTTACTTAGTTCAACCTTGTTTTTAATAGTGAATTCTAACATATATTCACCGGGCAAAGTATTAATATTGCTTACACTTTCCTTGCTGAAATAAAATGGAATATATTTCTTTGGTGCCCGTAGTTGTACACTATCTAAGTAACTTTGAAAATTACATTTTTGTTCGTAATCAGAATAATAGTGGTTAAACCATGTATCGTAAAATGTATCTCCTGAATCCATTGGTTGCAAGGTTAACCATTTATCTTTGCTGTTTGGTACTAAATTTCTACTTCTAAACAAATCTTTTGTTTGTGTTTTATAATGTAGGCTATTTTTTAGTGTATTTCTATGTTGTGTGTTGGTACAATCAAATACAAATGATTTTCTTGAGTAATGACTCCACCCTATTATAACAATGTCGTCTTCTTCAATTAGTTTAAGATTTTCTAAAAAACAATGATAAATGAAAAAATTATCGGCTCCTGGTTGTGCAGTATTATTATATTCTATACCAAGTTGATTACTTAATAGCGATGGCCAACCTTCGGCATCTAATACATTAAATGGTAAACACATACTTTGGCCAAAAATCCATAATTTCATAAGTATAACTTTTTGATTAGTTCATCTATATTCATCTGAATGGGTGACTATCGGCCACACGAAAAACTCGCCAATTATCATCCTCTCCATGCTTGTCAACAAAAATCTTACTGTGTATGAACGCGGCGACGCCATAGTCGGTATGATCCCTCCTATTAGGAAATTCTTCACGGACTCTATCAGCAATAAGTTCAGGAAGACCCTCAAGGGACCAGTCTCCCTCACCCTCTATCCACTCGGAATTCATCCATCTTTTTAAATTCCCCGCCTTTGGTCTAATAGCATCATTCATATCAATTTCAAAGCGACGGGCTTCGTCGTTCCATTTTAAGTAATCATCTCCGCCCTCATGAACTCTATCCCAGTCAATATCTCCTTCTTCATCACCGTATTTTTCTCGCATCTCTTTATAGTACCAGTCATCATTATGTTCCCAATCGCTGATGATCTCCCATACTTTTTCCTCAGCCATTTCAGCAATCTTGTCAATGAGAGGTTGGAGTATATCATCCGGAGTAAACTCAATGAAATCTTTAAGTTCTGGTTGTTTCTCAAAGAAAAACTCTTTTAATTCAGGAAAACGATCAAATACGAAGGTGAGCGAAACACCAGTGTCATCTTCATCCATGAATTGTTTTGAATAAAAATGTAATTGATATTTCTCACCTTCATATTTTGGATGTTTTGGAATAATAATATACAGTTTATCTTGATTATTATAAGAATCAAAGTAATTATGGCCGCTAGTCGCAGCAGTACACCAACGAGTGCCTCTGCCATACTTACATGCCGCGGCTTCATCATGTGGAACAACTACAAGAACATCACTGTTCTCAAATACTTTAGATGCTTGACCTTGTTCTTCTGCCTTTTTCTCAGTATTATCCATAGCATCCAGATCATAGTTCTGCCACATTGTAGTTTCAAAATTACTATAAGTTTTGAAACGATTTACGTCAGCGTCTTCTGGTTTGATCATACGTCTTCTTTTACCAATATCGTAGATGCCCAGTATATTTCCACGATTCAGGTCTTCTAACTTGACACCGCCATTGATATACATTCTTGCTAACCAAGGTGTATATTGTTTATTTGGAGTAGGATCTTTTGTTTCAATGACACTCAGCAAGTCTTCTAGAAATTTCTCTCTAACTGCAGGATCTTTGATGAGGGGGCCAGCCTTTTCTCGGTAATCGGAAGGCGGAGTAAATGCAGGTTGAGCACCTGGAATAGTTATGGGTCTACCCATCTGAAGACTTATCAGACTGCTTCGCACCTGATCAAGAGGACCCATATCGCCGCGATCTGCGATTACAGCTTTTTCAGCTTTCTCGCTTCCAGAGATTGTTTGAGCGGTTTTCTTACGATCATACTCAAATAGGAATTCCCGGGCCCGCATGATTAGAATTATCCTCTGTCACGGCCGAATAGGTGATTAATATCTTCTTCAGATGCTTCTTTATCAGAATCTTTTCCTGCACTGCTATTATAAGATAACGGATATCTAGCCTTGAGACGATCTATTTCTTCAGGAATATTCCAACCATCTTGTGAGATATCCTTAGATGAATTCTTCAACTGTTCAGCATGTGTTTCTAATGCATGAATAATCTTTTTCAATACTCCAGGAAAGTATTTTGCGAATTCAGAGTCATCAGTTACCGCTTCGCCCCAACTACGAGAATCCTGGTTCGCATTCTTTAATTGCTTAGTAGCACTGTGAAACTGCCATTTGCCGTTCTTATCTTCCATATTATCTTTAGAAAGGACGTCTATCATCGGCCCGTCTTTAGAATAGCGGGTAAACCAACTCAGTCCACTACTACTTCCAGTACAATAACTAGCTGACACTCCCATACCATGACTGAATACGTAGCATGAACCATAGTTAAGTGGCACTGTTATATAATACTTGTCATCGTCAATAAGCACGATCTGCCGAGCATCACGCTTCATCGCTTCTGTTTTTTCTTGGTCAGCAATCTTTCTCAATGCTTCCAGGTAAACTGGCTTTCTGACTGTTTTTTGTAACTCTTTTACACTAGTGAATCTATTGAAATCTTGATCTCTAGGTAGCAATAGTCTATGAGTTTGTAGTGCTTTCCAAGAACCTAGTGCGTCTCCGCCTTCACCGTTAATCTCTTCATAATCATTAACATGAGTTGCATAGAGTCGTGTCAACCAGGCATCAAACTTGCCTTCTCTTGATAGATCGCCGTAGTTAGTATTGGCCAGTGTTTTATCTAACAACTGGCTCCATAGCTTAACCACATCCTCATCTTTTGGATTAGGGCCCAATTTTGCTAGCGGTGCTAATGGGAAGGTGTGATCGTGTTTCACCGCAAGAGCCAACATCTTTGTTAGTCTAGGGTCTTTGAGAATTTTTTCTCCGTAGTTCGCTTCTGATAGTGTTCTCATTTTATGATCCATTTATCGCATATGATGTAGCAATGATTGTTTAAAGAAATTCATCATTGTGGCTAATTTCTTAACATCACCTTTTGCTATGTCTTTTACAACACGCCTAGCGCCTTCATGTGATTCTGGAGTTATGCTGCCGTATTGGTTTCTAGTAATGTCACCTGTCTCGTCCGGATAAAAATATGCGGCTGTCATAAGTAATGCAGGTTTCAGTCTGTCCATTATATCAGATGGTATGTCATCGGGATTATTCTTAATGCGATCAGACATAGCTTTTAGACTTCTCAATATGTTTATTTTTTGTAAAGCACGATCATGTGCATCTGCTTTGAGTTGCATACCGATCACACCCTTTACATCCGCCATTGCCTGTTCAATGTATTTCACATATAGCGGACGCAACTTATTTTGAATTGCAGCCATGTTTTGGTTCTGGCCAGCAGCAGGGTCTAACATGTTCGGATTGGATATCGTCCGTGCTTTTTTGCGTGCCGCTCTTGTTACATCAACCTCGCCTGAATCATCATTGGATGAACCGCGCCAGGCTCTGCGTTTCCCTTCAGGATCGGCTTCGTATGATCCAGTGATCATGCCGATGTCTTCTTTTACATCTTGCATCACTGCGTTGATGCTACTATTAGTATAAGGATGTAGGCCAGCTCCAGTGGCTGTGACGACATACCACTGATCATTTCGGCCGTTCCATCTGATGGCAGCAGTTCCCCTAGATCCGGCAAGTATCACGAAGTTCGGTGATATAGCCTTGACATCTTTCCAACTGACTTTTTGGGTTTTCACCCATTTTTGGTCGTGTGGTATCTTTAGTTTTTCATGAACTGCACGAACAAGCACATCAGAGTATGGGCTGCTGCGGACAGTGTCTCCGATAGTAGAATCTTCTTCTAGCATCTCGCCGAGTATATGTCCCATGGCCTTATGAAACATCGCACGGGCTGGATCGGTGTCAGCAACTCTCAATGACACTGGTTTTTTGTATAATTCTCTACTACGCATATTAGGCTCTCTTCTTATTGAGTGTTGCTCTCAGCATCCAAGCTTTCTTGGTGTAGAGATCCTGTAACTCTGCTAGGTAATTGGCTATTCCTTGTGCCCGCTCATTCGTAGCAACGTCAAACATGTCCGTAACTAGAGTGGTCATCTTATCAACATCGTCTAACAACTCTGCTAGCATCAATTCTGCTCTTGGAATCTTGTATTGTTCTTCAATGATACTCAACTCTAGCATCCGTGCGAGACTACCGGGTGAATATGATCCCAGTGTCCTGATATATTCTGCGATAGTGTCAATACTCTCATAAATCTCTTCATACATATTTTTTAGAAATTCATGGTATTGAGGGAAGTCGCTTCCTTCTATATTCCAGTGGAAACCGTGCGTCTTCGTATAGATAACAAAGGTGCTTCCCAATAGTGTCTTTAGGTTGTCTGCTAACATGTTAAATATTCCTATAGTCTATTTATTCATTTGCGTTCAAGATCGCTAAGAATATCGCTAAGGATATCACTATCTAATGTTTTCCTTTAGGAGATATCATTAATAATATCGCTAGCTTTTGTTTTCCAGATATTCGGAATAATACCGTGAACTATGAGTATTGCTGCAATCTTCCATGCATGTAATAGATGTTGCGAGTAGGTTTTATTTACATCTGTTAGATGTGACATCATTTGCCTTCTTTTCTTTTCAGAACATAATATCCCTTAGGGTTGTCAGGGGTAATTTCATAATCAGGTAGTTCTCTGTCTAGTCTCTTAATGAACGCATCATAAAGACGAATCCTACTAGGTTCTTTATTAGAGGCAGTAAATATGATTTCCGTTGGTTTTTTGCTAGCAGCATACTTCTTGACAATATCAATGACCGTAGCGAACACCCTACGAGCATTACCGGTGTTTTTAATACCAATATGATGTTCACCGGTTTCATCTGTCATATTGAACACGACATCGACCGCAGAGTTCGGCACGAATGACATTAGTTCTATTATTGTTTCATAGTGTAGATTATTCTCAGTGGTGAACTCATAGTTGAATTGATCAATATATAGTTGGTGAAAAGTATACTTATATGGCTGGGAATCTAGTGCTTCATTAGTCATCGCTGTCACGCGACGGGGCCCTTTTTTTTTAAACATACCATATTCTTGTTCGTAGGTTGTTGGACCACCTACCATTGAACCACCACCGATACCAGCAGACCCGCCACCTTGACCAGTAGCACTGACCTCTTCTAAATCAACGGCGCCGGGAATATCATCCGGGCTATCAAAGCCAAACATTGGTAGGAAGACGAATGGGTAACCTAATTCATGCATTGCATCAGCACCTATTATTTCCCAGGAGGCTGCCCTGGCTGCAGTGCGAACGTGGTATTGTTCGGAGGCACCGAAACTTAATAAGTCCGTCTTTTTATAAGCCTTGCGGTCAATTCTGCGGGCGGCCAAACTGGCCGCAAACACGTCATTAACATAATCATCACGATCGGCATATCCCCTGCCGACGAGATCACCTACATTATTCCATTGGTCAGGTGTCATACTCTCCGTATGACGAACAAACGCCTTAACTTGATTTGTGTTGGGTCCGTATATAGTGCTCTTTTTCTTCTTTGGAGGTGGCGATGAATAGTCAAAATCAAAGTCATCGTCTTCATTCATCTCTTCATCTTCAGGAATACCCACTGGATTATTTGACTTGATGCTCTCTTCTTCTCGCATCAACCCCTTCAATATTGAACTCTCTTTTTTCATATCGGTTCCTGCTGGCTTTGGTCTGTATGTTCTCCGTCCACCTGGTTGAACTCCAACTGGACCCGAAGTATCTGGCATCTCAGATAGAATACCTTCACCGATAGCGCCGCGATACTTCTTATCTTTCATGCCACCGTATGGATTGATTGCAGGAGTCTTCTCTGCGGTGAACGGCCCGGTGCTGGGACCTGATTCTATTCCAGTGTAGTCTTCGTCAATATCATCAATATAGTGAACATTTTTATCTGGTTTATTTTTAGATACATCAGTGTACGGGTTGCTGACTCTTGTGTAAATTTGTCCGGTATTGTATCCGATGATGTAATATTGATTATTACTTGCGGGTGGCTTACTGCTCATACCATCATTATAACCCAGCTCAAACATTTTAGGTGATCGCTTTTTAGCAACCACAGCCAATCCTTGAATATAGCCAAGTTTGTATATCCTATTATCTTTTCTTCTCGGAATACCTTTTAAACCGTCTGCGTATCCTATTTTCTGATCATTGGCACTTATATGATTATTAATCTCATCAACATGTTCATGCCCATGAGTCCATTCTTCATCCACTATGCCTTGCATGATGGAACTCTCGTTCTTCTTGCCACCATTGCCCCAGTTACTGGCACCTTTCTTACGGCACTGAACTAAAGCGCCGGATGCATAAGCACTTGGCCAGACTTTGTAGCGACTCTTGACCTTACGATAACATGCATCTTGCTTTTCATTGATCATCTCTTCGCTGACTAACTCACCACCACAATGCGGGCATTTTTCTTCCGCCACACCTTGTTCATCTTTTACCCATCCTTTACCTCCACAAGTCACACAAGTTTCACCATATTCTTGCCCACTACCGTGGCACGCACCGCATTCGTGTTCTTCGCCGGTTCTACCATAAGCATCAGGTTCCGAGCCTTCCGCCACACCTTCATTCTTCACACAGTTAGGAACAGTCTTGCCGAATAGTTCTTTGTTACCTTCTTTGTGATAGCCTTTCCAGCAGGCCTCATCCAATGTATCGCGAGTGTGATTTCCGTGAGTCTGGCACATACCACAATCTTCGCAAGTCATTTCCATCTCTATGCTTTCATTGTGTTTCTTTTTACCAGCACAATGAGCCTTTTGACTGAAGCCTTTAGGATGCGAGCAATTGATGCTGCTCTTGTATTTTGCACTCCACTTTTCATCCAAGTGCGAAATATCTTCGTTGGACTTTTTCTTAGTAGCTACATTCTTAGCCTTGCCATGACGATCTGGATTGGGATCTTCTCTGCGCTTCTTTGAAGCTGCATACTTGCGACCCGTCTTACCTAGATTGTGTGCTTTTGATTGCGGCAAACACTTAGGCTTACCTTCGCTGTCACTTCCTCTAGCACAATCACCGCGAATTTTACCATCGGGGCCAAATCTTACCCACTTTTCTTTGAACCATTTGTGCAGATTCTCATCAATATAGTGTCTAAAGTGATCGTATACAGCGTCAAAGAGGTCTGCTGGATCAAAGCCATGTATCTTCGCTTCACCTTCAACGGCATCAACGATGGCAGAATCACTAGGATCATCACCAATATAACTCGCGATTTCATCAGCAACGCTCTTTATAGTGCGTTTACCATTCTCTCGCATCAATCCTTTAAGGATAGAACTCATATTACTTGCCTTTGATGTGATTCTTGTTATCTAGGTAACCTCTTTTGTTTAGCGTACTCCAAGCAATATTCTCAGCTTCTTTCTTTGACTTGCCTGCTTTTTCTTCAGATTTCTCAACATGCTTTACCATACGGTCAGCCTTCTTACCTTCACCAACACCGCTGAGGCGTTTGATATCAGAGAGTTCGTCTACTTTGCTTTCTTTCATGTCGCTACCAGTAAGACCTGGTTTCTCACTAATTCTCTTCATTACCTGTTCTTTTCTGTGCGGTAATTCTCTTTTTGATAAACCTGTCATCGCTGGTTTACCATCAACAAATACCGCCCAACTATTTGCATCATTCCCGCCGTGTCTTCCAGTAGTAACTCTTTTTGCGATCGGGTCTGAGGCTTCATGCAATTCTACTTCTCTAGTACCTAATACCTCAACATCGCCGGCGGTCTGATCTAACCATTTCTCAAATGCCTCTTGGCTCTTAAACTTCTTCCTCCACGGCGTTGAATTCATTCCCTTAACACCGTATGCTTCTACTCCAACCCACATTCCCTCACCTTTTGGTTTGCGAGATTCACCAACTCCGCCTCCTGCAATAACACCGCCGGTTGATTCATTTAGGAGATTATTCAGGAACTGTCTCATGCTTTCTGCTAATGATGGATGATCTTTACCATATTGCTCTTCAGTGTCTGCTGCTATCTGAGATTTGAACATGCTTAATAGTTGTCCTTCGTTTCCACGTGTCATACGGAAAGCTTGAAGTGTCTGGATTGGATCAATCGGTATCGGAGCTTCATTGCGAATATAGCGATAGATTCTTGGTGCTATTCTCTTCAATGTTGCATAAGCATCATCATGTTCTGAAGTGATTTCATCGCCTGTTCTGTTCGTTGATGTTCTTGTATCAGCCATTTCATGTTCGGCAAGACCATGTCCAGCTTCTTGCTCGCTTGCGAGATATTGCATCACACTTGTCATCATGCTTTTGATAGCACCGACTTTTTCTGATACCCATTCTGGGAAATGATCTTGATTGTCTAATCTCTTATTCAGATCAGATGCCACACGAACGATGGTACGAAGGCTATTCTTTAATGTCTCACCTTCATGCTCTGCACGATCTGGATCATGTTGGGTGAATCCTGTTCTCTGCGAGAGACCTGATCCAGGAAGTAGGATCAAATCATCTTCCTGGAGTTCATCTTCGCGGACTTCTTTCTTGATCTCATATTTCTTATTTGGGTGCTTCTTCTTCATGATTGCTACATCAAACTTAGCATCTTGTTCTGATTTAGATTTAGTTACTGGTTTTCCATCTATGTAGATGACATGAACATCTTCCCCAGAAAAATTATCGGCTGCTTCAGAGAGGCTATTAGCATACTTCTTGCTGGTCTTCTTACCAGTTAGTAGATTGCCGCCCTTTTCTTTACCATAGACACCTTGGCCAACACGCTTTAATGCGCCGCCCGTCATTGGTTGTGCTACCGTAGCGACAGAGCCAGATGTTGTGCTTTCGTAGATGTCATTGATTTTCATTGATTTGATCCTATAGTCTATATAGTATTTATTCTAACCGGTAGACTCTCGTATCCTTTGACGAAGCTAGAATAAACATATTTAGGATCTCCTACTACCTGAGGTAAATCCCATCTCTTGAGAATCTCTTCCCAAAGTATTTTAAGCTGTAATTCAGCTAGACGATTGCCTACGCAGCGATGGATACCAAATCCAAACGATAGATGCTGTCTAGGGCGTTCGCGATCAATAATGAATGCATCAGCATTTTCAATGATTTCTTCGTCTCGGTTTCCTGATATATACCACATAAGAACTTTATCACCTTTACGGATAATCTTTCCACCTAATTCAGTGTCTACCGTAGCAGTCCTACGCATATATGCCAGTGGCGTCTGATACCGGATTATTTCTGGAATCATGCTCGTGATTAACTCAGGGTTAGCTTTTAGCTTTTGATATTCTTGTGGATTCTGATTGAGGAAGAGTAGGCCACCCGTTATAGAATTTCTCGTAGTATCATTGCCTCCGACTATCAGAAGAATAAGATTACCAAGATATTCCATGATATCCATATTTCGGGTAGATTCACCGTGTGCTAGCATAGAGATGAGATCACCTTTTGGTTCCTCATTCACCCTCTCATTCCAGAGGCGAGTGAAATACGCAGCACATTCCATTAATTGTTCTCGGCGATGCTCTACTGAAACAAACAACGGGTTGCCTTCCCCTGAAGTTGCGATGTCAGACCAGTATGTGAGTTTGCGGCGGTCTTCCCAAGGAAAATCAAATAAAGTAGCTAACATCTGAGTGGTCAACTCAATAGAAACACGGTCTACCCAGTCAAATGTCTCATTCAGGGGGAGTTCGTCTAATATCTTTCCTGCACGCTCTCTGATCAATGGCTCAAGGTTTGCTAGATTATGAGGTGCAACAATAGGACTTACTACTTTGCGTTGAGCATCATGTTTAGGAGGATCCATAGCTATGAACATCGGAAGACGAAATGTTTCTTCTGGGTCTAGAACAACAATTGAAGGCTCTGATGAAAATACGCTATGATTCGTATCAACCTGCATTATGTCATTAAACTTAGTAATAGACCAATACGGTCCTACAGGACTCTCTTTGCAGTAATGAACCGGATCTTCTTTTCTCAGCCTCTCAAAGTAATGCCAATGTGTATTACTTTGAAATAGCGATGGATTAATCATGTTAAACTCGTCTAGTGGAGTTGCATGAGCCTTTTCACGAGCAAGTTTTTGATTCTCATCTGTATTTAAATTCATTTTTATATCCTATTGCTGAATTATTTAGTTATATAATAAAAAAGGGGCCACATTTCTGTGACCCCCAATCATTTGCCTGTGACTGCAATTAAGCAGCAGTGGGAATACCCGCAGACAATGCTGCTGCGGCAGCAGCATCTTCAGGAGATAGTGGTTCTGCTGAAGCCTGTGCTGCTTGCTGCACCGCAATGTTCTGTTGCTCTTGAACATACATCGGACCGATGGTGCTCATGAGATGTTGTTGATTTTCTGTGCAGAACACATAAGAACCGGAGTGACGGAGAAGAACTCGCTTGTCAACCCAAATCTTACCACCGATATCACGCCAGTTTTCGCAGAACGTCCAGTCTTCACTGTAGTAACGATTCTGACGGACAGCAGTGTCAAAGTATGTCTTTAGGTATTGGTCATACTTGGGATCAAGACCAATGTCATTCTTATACTGCTTGACTGCTGGGTGACTGTTCAACTTACCGAATACATGCTTCTTCATGAGAAGGAAGCCAGTTCCTGCCTTAGAGACTTCTTGTAGACCTTCGGGGCCTTCTTCAGCACCTTCAAATCCGTTAACGACCCACTTGATAGGCATGGTCTTCATTGGATATAGACCACCGATAACATCAACATCCCTGTTCAAGAGGACTAACAAGTGCCAGGGTTCCCAACCGATATCGGCGTCAACGAAGAACAAGTGAGTTGCTTCAGGCATGTCCAAGAACTTTGCTGTCAGTGTGTTACGGGCGCGACTGATAAGTGATTCGTTGACCATCGTCTCTAGAGTCCAGTCAATACCAAGCTGACGGGCAGTATTTGCCCACTTAATGAATGACATGAATGTTGATTCAGTCAACATGCCACCGTAGCAGGGCATTGCGATGTGAACCTTCGTTGTGCGTAGGAAATCTACGTTAACTTGAATCTGGCCTTCAACTGGAGCTTGTTGCTCGGCTGCGGCCTGTTCTGCAATTTCGTGAATCTTCTCAACCGGAACAGTCTTTTCTTCTGCTGCTAGTGGTGTCTTCTTAGTATTCTTTGCCATGTAGTCCTCTTCTGTTGCAAACTATAATTATATTTACACAGTGCAAGAGGGGTGAAATTATTTTTCTTCTAGATAATCAGAGATATTCTCATTTATCTCTTGTTTCTTTACCCAATTGTCTGGGATCATATGATGCTTCTTTACGAAGTCCTTGTGTAACTTGTCTCCGGTCAAATTATGCTTTTTACTGACCAGTTGCATCATCTTGTCAATGTTGTCATAGTTGAGTTTGGTTCCGCGTTCTTTCGCTTTCAGCAATGCTCGTTCTAGCATTTCTACTGCCCCTGGCTTCTCTTTGCCAGATGTAGTAAATGGTTTCATATTTCCTGTCTTCATGAATTCCGGCTTTGTTGCTTCTTTAAGCTGCTTTGATGCTTGGTTAAACAGGCTGATGAGATGTATCTTCTCATTATACGGAGTAGACTCAGAGACAATGAGTGGACGAATACGCTGAATGAACTCTTTTAGCTTGCGGCTTTTTGGCTTTGCAGTATGAAACTGAGCTAAGTTTTCTTTTGCAGTGTTCATCATGTGCATGACTTCTTTATCACTCAGCTTAGGACTGATTGCTTGTCTCCACACAGCAAATTGTTCTTCTTCAGACTTACTAGGATCCAATAGGACTTCACGCATAGGTGTTGCTCTAGGTCCTTCATGGTAGTTAGCACTTTCTGGGTCAGATCCAGGAGCCTTCGTATCTTGTCTGCTCATGACAGTCAGGCTATTCAATCCGAACTGCTTGTATGGCTCTACGCCTGATTTGTCAGGGCGAGTGAGATATCCAAATGCTTCTTTCTGATCAGCACCGACAACGAGTGTCACATCAGTAAATCCCTTGGATGCAATGTCTGCTAATACATTATTAAGCGAGGGTTTGTCTGCTGTTGGTAAACTAAACATATCAGCATGTTTAGGGAACTTCTTCTGATACATCGCCAACTTCATATCAGGTGGAATAGGATCGTCCTTACCGAAACTTCGTGATACGATGAAGAAAGGTGTAGCATTAGATACTGCTGCTTGATGTAGCACTGCGATCACGAGTGCATCGTGTCCAGTGTGCCCCATGCCTCGACCCCAACCTAGAACGGCTGATTTACCTTGTGCTTGGTCTTCGGTTATAGCCGTACCATTATTCATCGCTGATTCTTTTGGAGACCAGTTCTTCTGATCAATCGTCTTTACGAATTGCCCAGGAATGTCGTTGTCAAACCTAGAACCAGGATGTGCTTGTGCATATCCTTCTGGCTTAGTCTGCTTGATTCCGCCGTGTAGTCCTTGGCTCAACTCATCAATCAATAGTTGCTTGTGAATACCAAGTGCTTCTATTGCACCTAATGTCGTCTTCAACCCTTCTTTGTCAGAAAGCAAAGTCTCTGCTTTTTTAGCACTTAGATTTGACTTAGCCCAATCTGGAAAATCTCTCACTAAGCCTTCAGTACGTAGATGCTTGTTTAGGTATGAATATAGTTCTCCGCCTGGATTACTCATACCTGGCTTAGGAGCAAGATAGCCATCTATCTTTTTTGCGTTGGACTTTATGAATGCTTCTAATCTATCTAATCCCTTTTGATCTACCTTTACTGGATCCTGCACATAAGTCGTGCCCTGAACGATCACATCAGGTGTAGTTAGTCTCTCTGCATTAGGAAATCTTTGTTCATCAGATGATCCTAGTGTAGAAAAATATCCAGTAGCGGCTACCATTACTTTTGCTCTAGCAATCTTCTTACCTAGCTCGCTAGCTGCCGGTACATGGAATGTTGTAATGTTAGGAGTAAAGTCGTAAGTATTAGTCTCTTTAGTGTATACAGGCATTGCAGACACACCGTCTGGTTTAGTGCCTGGATAGAATAACAACCCGCCTTCTATGTATCCTTGCTTAGGACTAATCTGTTCAAAGTAAGGCCATAGACTAGCAAACTGTTTAGCGAACGCTTCTCTAGCTTTTGGGTCTCCACCTCCGGTACCTAACACAAATGCTTTCACATCATTGGGGCTTCTCATAACTGTAGGAGCACCCGACGATGTTTGTGTTTTACCGCTCTTTAGATATGCCCAAGCATTTTTAGGAATCATGCTGAAGTTACCTGCTTCATCACGGCCCCAATATACTACCGGCATACCATCCCACTTTAGCTCTATAGTTCCACCTTGCTCAGTCATGTTACGCAATCTCTGGATCGCGTGTAATCCCCCGTGTGAGCCGTGGCTTAACACTAAATCTTCAATATGTTGATACTTACGACCTACTTTAGGTGCGTCTGCTTCTGTCAAGAGAGTTTTTATTTTCATCTTAACCGATCCAATGTATTACGGAACCACTCCCTGCTACCTTCTGTAATAGGATCATCCGTAGAGTATTTCTGCTTGATCTCTTTATATTTTTCAGGATATGATTGTAATGCCTTCAACATCTTAGTAGGATTACCCATATCATCTGCCGAAGCAGATGGTCCTATGATGATCTTTGCGATCTTATCCTTATCATTAGTGATCAATTCTCTGGTTTCTCTGTCTACTAGCCCTTTATAGGGACTCATCATAAGACTATCGTGTCCTGGAACCTTGCTCATTTTAGCTAGATCAGCCCACATTGCATGTAATGTTCCGCCCTTCATAGTTGGATCAGAATAGTCATGTGTATGCAATGGTTGTGCTTCTTTTGCATTTTCTACAGCCATTAGGTCTACTTGAACGATGTCATCGCCGTTTCCAGTAGGAACGCCGACATGAACACTAACCCCGGTTCTTGCTGAGAATAGACCTTTACTCTTGAAGAAATCTTCTAGTTCTTTTCTACTAGACTTTAGATCCTTGGCAGGAAATGCCCTCATTAATTCTTCTGCATCAACGAGGGCATCAATATCACTTGATATCTCTTTCTTCCCTGCACTACCGATTGGATATAGATTTAATCCACGCGGCAAGATATCCTGAAGGTTTTTCATAGCCGTAGCAAAGTTTTCTCTCTTAAGAGAGACCGCTCCTGGTACAACATTTCCGCCCTCAGTTAAAAACATTACTTTTCTTCTTTGCGTGCGTTCTTGGTGTCAGTGATTTCACTGCGACGGGTCTTGCATAACTTAGCGAGATCACCTAATGCCTTACGGGCCCGGGTGCCTGCTGCTGCATTACCCTTCTCAAACTTCTCATTCTCAGCAACAAATGCTTCAAATTGTGCCTTGATATTGATTGTGGTTTCCATATTTTCTCTTTCTTTAATAGGATAGCTGAATGTAATTAACTCCGCCGTAGCTGAAGTCTTGAATTACGGCCCTCATATACACAAAGGTACCGGTAATATTGGTATACATTGAAGTATTAGTGTTGCTTGTTGGAAGAGTGTAAACTTCAAACCAATCTGAATCTAGTGGTCTACTTACTAGGGTAGCTTCAATGATGATGTTTCCTGTACACATCGTTGTAGAGATGTTTACCGTCTGCAAGTTCTGATTTCCAAGATAATAGGAAGCTGCAGGTTGAGCATTTCCCGTAACAGTGTAGGGCGCGCCGTTACCTGGATTATGGTAAGGTGTTTGTGGCAATAATTGTAGAGTTACGCCCTGAGACATTACGCTCTCACGACCTCTACAATTATGCCTTCGCCAACTAATTCTGTGGCTACTTGTTCTAATGCAGCATGTATCTCTTCAGTGACAATGCTTTCGTCATTTGAATCGTCTTTTACTAATTTACTTAGTTTGAGCACCAGTACATCTTCAAGGACTCTTGCCATATTAAATACTCCGTTTTATTAGAGTATTTATTCAATACTAACGCTTTTCTAATTTATAAGATTTTCCAATAATTTCAGGGCAAATAAGACCTAACATAGTCAATATTCTAGGATCATCATATGATAGAAAATATTTGTCGCTAGAATAAGAATGTGACCATCGTCGTGGATGAACTAACCAGCGTTCAAGTGAGTTAGATGGTTCTACTTCTGTAGTTCTTTTCACGAAGTCAAGAAGTTCTTCCTTTGAATTATTTTCAATTTTTCTATTGACTAGATAGGTCCTGTATTGATATATCGGTTCCTTAGCAAATGTCATTACACCAGCGGGCATGAGATTTATTTCGGTAATACATGATTTTGGATTGAATGTCCATACCTCTTTCAGAAGATTAAGGTCATTGCTATAGAAAGATATACTGTCATATTCCTTTCTGATATCAACGCCTTCTATATCATGAACTCTATTGCGGTATTCTATGGTGCTTCGTAACCTGACAAGTTCAGATGAACTGTTAGGAACGACGGCTCTAGCCCAGTATCTAGTAGAAGAAACGTTAGATTCCTTTCTAAAAAACTCCAAAAACTGATCAAATGTTTCACTAAGGTGTGCAAAACGCAGATTCTCAATTTCAATTGTGGCCCTATACTTATACTTGTTAAAATATAAGTTAGGTTTAACCTCCGATTTCAATGATGCCATCATCCCCAACATGTGCTGCTTGCTTGTTTGTCACCGTAAATATGATCTCATTGTTCTCCAATAATACTAACACATTTGCATTGCTGATACGCTCAAAGAGAATCTTCTTTGAGAGAGGAACACGGAGCATCTCATCAATCTTACGACCAAGAGGCCTTGCACCCATCTTGCTATCATATCCCTTATCTGCGAGATAGTCAACAACAGGCTCGCTCAGATTTAGCGTGATATTGTGCTTTTCGAGCAGAGGCTTCTTTAGTTCTTCAACAAACTTGACGACAATCTTCTTGATGGATAACATATCCAACTTATCAAACTTGCAGACCATATCAAGACGATTACGGAACTCGGGCTTAAAGAACTGCTTGAGAGCCTTATCATCTTCGCCGGTCTTATTCTGATCACCGAAGCCGATGTTATTACGCTCTCCGTCTTGTGATCCTAGATTTGAAGTGAGGATGATCAGTGTGTTTTTCATCGACACTTCTTTGCCGTTTGAACCGGTGACACGACCTTCATCCAACATCTGAAGGAAGATATTGAAGATGTCAGGGTGTGCCTTTTCAACTTCGTCAAACAGTAGAATAGAGTGAGGATTCTTGCTCAAGTCTGAAATTAGGCGTCCACCTTGAACTTGTGAATCACCGAAGCCTACATATCCAGGGGGAGGACCGATCAAACTGCTTACGCTGTGCTTCTCGCCGTATTCACTCATGTCATACTTGAGAAGGGGCATATCTAAATTCTTAGACAGCAGTTTAGCCAACTCTGTTTTACCTGTGCCTGTCGGGCCAAGAAACAAGAAACTTGCGATGGGCTTCTTGTCGTTGCCGATACCAGCAAACGACACATAAACCCGCTCAAGAACCTTATCTACAGTCTCGTCCTGACCATAGAGTTTATTCTTGACGTTGAATTCAAGCATATTGATACGATCAAGGTTATCGTCTGACAGTTTGTCAGCAGGGACACCGGTGAACTTCTCTACTTGCTCATGGATCAACTGTTTAGTGATGATCGCACCTTCGTTCATGAGAACACGCTGCTTCGCACATGCAGCATCTAATAGATCAATAGACTTGTCTGGATTCTTACGATCATGGATGTAGCGACCAGAACATTCAACCGCTGCTACAATCGCTTCCTCAGAGATAGACACGCTGTGGAAGTCATTGAGACGGGCTGAAAGACCACTGAGAATACGAATAGTAGATTCTTCGGACGGTTCATCAATAGAGATACGATAGAAACGACGCATCAAAGCACGATCTTTTTCAAAGGATTCGTAATACTCTTCCCAAGTAGTAGAAGCGATGACCTTCAGATTACCCTTAGTTATCGCTGGCTTGATCATATTCGCGAAGTCAACTGATCCGTTAGATGCACTACCGGCACCTTGCATGGTATGTGCTTCGTCAATGAAGAGAATAGCCTTCTTCTTGACATTAAGTGCATCAAGAACCTGCTTCACCTTCTCTTCGAAGTCGCCACGATAACGCGAACCAGCGAGTAGTGAACCGATCTCAAGAGAATACAATTCATATCCTTCAAGGAAATCAGGCACTTCATCATTGACAATTGCTTGGGCGATACCTTCAGCGATAGCAGTCTTGCCTACACCAGGGTCCCCCACCATCAGGACATTAGACTTGAAACGCTTCGCGAGGACATTGATGATGTCATCAATCTCTTTAGTGCGACCGATAACTGGCTCAAGTTTCTCTTGACGGGCAAGAGCGGTCAGGTTGATCGTGTATTCTTCAAGAATTTCGTCAGCCTGATTAGGCGTGATAGTTCCAGAAAAGTCGCCGCCCTTATAAGTCTTCTGCCAGTGAGCGACAAACTCATTCTTAGCGACGCCATACTTTAACAGGAAATAATGACCATGAGTGCTACCCTCATTCATGATACTCAGATAGAGGTCAATCGTCATCATCTGTTGACGACCAGTAAATAGAACCTGCGTCACGCTACGATTCATGACCCGCTCAAGAGTATTCGTCTTGCGTGGTTGACCGTTTGGTTCACTAGACTCAATAGCATGTAGTGCGTTCAAGTATGCTTCAATCTCACCGATCATAAGATCAGTGTCAACGTTGAAACTATTGAGGCACTTCTTAAAAGGAGGATGTGTCACTAGAGCCCAGAGTAGATGTTCTACCGTGCAATAATGATGGTTTCGTTGTTTAGCCGAGTCAATTGCTCGCTCAATAATATTCTCAATTTCTGGACTACTATTCAATTTCAATTTCCTTTTAAACTGCTGTTACTTATTTATTTCTAGTTCGCATGATAGCGTCTATGATATCAATGTGAATATTATCAGGTAAGATAGGCTTAAGCAATAGTATTTGGTCACCATAGTTCCCGCTATTTGAGATAGGCATGCCTTCTCCTGCTAATTTGATCTGCATACTAGGTTGTGTTCTAGGTGGAATTTTTACTGACAACACATTTCCATTAATAGTCCTAAAATCTATTGTTGTCCCTATAATTAAGTCTAGGATAGATATAGGAAGATTAAAGTATAGATCGTTGCCCCTGCGATCAAACTTTAGATCAGGAGAAACAATAAATTCTATGACAAGATGTGCCCCGTCAATCACACCGTCGTATCTGACTTGATCTCCGGAATTGGTTCCCGGCGGAACTTTGATCTTTATTGCACTCGTGCCGGTCGGGGTGCCAACCTGCAACACTTTTTCTTCACCGCGATATGAGTCCAACAACGATACCTCTAACCTAGTGCGATATAGTTGTTGGGTCTGTCTGAACGGGCTATTTTCAAAGGGGTTTGGGCCGCGCTGACCGAACGCTTGACGGAAGAGGTCATTGAAGTCAAATCCGTTTGAAGTATAACTGAATCCACCGTTTTGTCCGAATGGATTCTGCGGGGAATGGTTGTCGTATAGATGCTTTTTATTAGTATCGCCTAGCGTCTCATACGCTTCATTGATTGCGTGAAACTTGTTGATGTCTCCACCCTGATCGGGGTGATGTTGCATCGCTAATTTACGATATGCTTTTTTGATCTCTTCAGGAGAGGCTGTGCGAGAAACGCCCAATGTGCTATAATGATCCATTCTAGTATACTAACACACTATATATGAGTTGTCAAGCTTAAATTCTTGCAATTGCCTTGAGATTCTTGATATATTCGTCTTCAACATAATAATTTTTATTCAAAGATAGACCAGCAAGCTGACGGACTTCGTCAAGTTTCTCGTCTTGTTCTTTTTCCATCTTGTATTCATTAGGGTTTAGGATCATCTCGTCTCGGATTAGTTCTTCGTTAGCACTTACTTCTGTACCTGCAATATCCACGATCCAGTCATCAATATCATTGCCAGTAAGGGTTTCTAGGTCAGTCAACAGTCTGATTATTCTATCAGGAACTGCTATACGACGATCCATCTCAAGGAATACTAACCATTCACCTGGTTCTAATTCTCCGTCACTGACACTAGAGTCTAGTACGAAGTCATATCCACGTTCAAACCAAGATGATAGGTCCTTTGCAGCAAGATGTGAATGCACGGTGAATGTCAGAGTAACGATATCACTATCCTTGCCCATCTTAGCCGCATATTCATCAACGGTCATTTTCTTATCTACCTGACCTTTCATATCCATGTAGTCTAGGCTTTCGTTTAATGTTTTCATAGTTGACCTGCCGGTTGTCCACCTTGTTGTTCGGCGGCTTGTGGTTGCGCCTGATCAGCAGCAGTTTCTGGGCCAGTGCCTTCTTTAGCAGTTGAATCGTCAAGGTCCTCGTTGTATGCGTCTTCAATCTCGGACAAGTCAATAGTCGTATCAGCAAGATCGATAGATCCTTCTTTGATGTCGTCCATGAGTTCTAGTGGAATCTCGACCTGAACAAACCATACTTTTCTAGGATGCATTTTAGGGTACCGTGTGCCTGGAACAAAATCTTCATAGTCTAGGACTTCCACAGGAACTTCAATCTCGCTCTTACCGATGCTTACTTTGCATCCGATGTTTAGCAATCGTAATGCCCCTCTTGGATCAGGCATTAGCTTATATGGCCACATAAAAGTGCATTTGCAGGAATATCTACCGATGATCGGACCGTCTACTAGTTCTCCGATAATCCAATTTTTGAATGCGTATAAGTCTGCTTCGTCTAAGACCCGCTCGTAGTCCAATAGGGTAGACATAGACCCGTCGCTCATGTAGACACCGCGAATAGTGTCTACTATGCTAACAAAGTCCACGCTATTCCAGAACGTATCAGCAGGTAACGTTTTATTGCTCATAGAAGTATTTATCTTTCTCGGACTAAATAAAGATGTAGTTCGCGGGTTTCTCACCTCCCCAACTACTCTAACGCTATGAAGGAGCATCAGTATGATTATTTATCTATACAAAAAAACCCACAACATAACCGGATTGCAGTATCTCGGAAAAACTACTAAAGATCCTTATAAATATCAAGGATCCGGAAAAGATTGGACGCCTCATGTCAAAGAACACGGCTATGATGTCACAACCGAGATATTGAGAGAATGCCGGTCCAGTGCCGAACTGTCCCAATGGGGAAGATACTACAGCGAGTTATGGAATGTAGTTGAAAGTCCGGAATGGGCTAACCGAATTCCGGAAACCGGTGGCGGTGCAGGCAATGGCGGCGGAGGCCCTACCTCCGAGCTTGCTACTAGGATCAACAACCAACGAGTTAAGGATGGAACACACC